TTAGAGTGGCTTATTAAATCTGGTGCATTTACAATGCCCATAAGGATCGCTGTGCCTGAGCCAATAGCTGCTAACTTCAACTGTGCGTCCACAATTCTGACAGAGACACTTCCATCTGGTTTCATTGCTTCTGATTCTTGCGTTCTTTACCGGCTCAATCACTTTGAGAAAACCAAAGGTCTGGCCTGTAAGGTCGTGCTTGATTTGGAACTGGGAACAACCGCAAGATTTAGTTTTACCACTGCGGAGGCTGTCTGAGAGCACAGATACGATACTCTCGCACTCGCATTCGCAGATCCACTTCGCTTTGCCTGGTTCTGCTTCTGGGTCTTTCTGTATCACTGTCAGTTTCCCGAATGTTTTACCTTTCAGATCAATGAGGGTAGGTGATTGCTGGTGCCGAAGACATCCACATGATTTTGTTCCGTTTTTCTTCAACAAATTGGTTGAAGAGATAACAGCGGTATTACCACACTCACACTGGCATAGCCACATAGGACGACCTGGCCTCCTATCGTCTACCCTTTTTACAACGGTCAACATATCAAATGTTCGCCCGGTGAGGTCGATTAACTTTCCCATTTGAAGCCCTCCATCAAGAGATTTTTATTTTCCCTTCGAGATTGGAGAACGACTCTTGCTTTTTCTCCTTGGTAGCTTCCGCGTAAATGTTCATCGTGGTTTCAATGTCGGCGTGACCCATAATTTCTTGGATGACCTTGATGTTCTTTTCGTTTTCGCAAAAGCGAGTACAGAAGGTATGGCGTAGGTTGTGTGCGGAAAAATGCCGGATCAATACGGGGTCACGCCCTTCCCGATCGGCCCGTACCGTTTCGTCTTCGACATAGGCGGCACAGATACGATCTATGGCTCGGTTGACACTGTGAGGAGAAAGAGGATCGCCGTATCGGTTTTGGAAGATAAAGCCGGTATACCCATCAACGACAGACTCATTGAACCCGATTATCTTTTGAGTTTCCCATTCCGCTTCCAGAGCAGCCCTAACCTCTGACAGCATAGGAACGATACGGATACCTGCCTCTGTTTTGGGGGTTACAATATGGAACCTTGCTTTTTCTTCGTCCACATACTTTCGATAAACCATATTGTGGTTAATGCTGATAATCCCATCATCGAAATCGCAATCTTCCCAGCGCAAGCCTACAACTTCACCAATGCGGCATCCTGTACCAAGTAAAACTGTGAAAACGGGGAGCCAATGATTATAAACTTTATGCTCCCTTACATACTCAATAAAAGCAGACTGCTCTGCGATACTCAATGAATGGCGCTTAGGTTTCTCCCAGTTGTTGCTCTTTTTGATTTCTGCCATCGCGCCGGTGGCTGGATTGATACGGATATAGTTGTCTCGGACGGCCAAGGTAAATACAGGATGGATGATGGTGTGAATGATCTCCATTGAGTTTGGCTTGAAGCCATTTTCTTTGATGAGCTTATTATAAAAAGCCTTGACATCTGAGTATTTAATACTGGCAATTTTCTTCTTGCCAATATCATTTCGCACGTACTTGTTGTACATATAAAGATAGTTGCTGCGGGTGGTATCTTTCAGTTCGGGTTTGTTTGCCATATACAGCTCAAACAAATCATTGAGGGTAGCTTTGTTTTCGACTGCAGCTTTGATCCCGTCTTCCAGATCGCGGTTGATTTTGCGTTCCTTTTCTCTCAGGCTAAGGTCATCTTTACAGCCCGGAGGAACACGGTCGGTGGGAACGAGCCGCTTACTATACACGTCATGACGGATGCCGTCAGCATCAGTGTAACGGTATCGGTACGACCCATCTTTTCTCTGGGACTCGCCGTCTTTAAGGATGCGGCCTTTGTTGTCCGTTCGTTTTAATCCAGCCATACTATCTCCTCCTTGCTTTTGTATGGGTGGTAATTCTCCAGTTACATAATATCTTGAGCGATTACCTGTGTCAAGAAGAAAATCATCATTTACTTACTCTTGAAATTTTCTATTGATTTTCGTAGTTGTTCGGTTTACAATGAAATTAAAAGTTGGGAGGTGCTATTATGCCAATGGCTGAGAAAATTCGGATTGCACTGATCAAGCGCAACATGAGCCTGAAAGAATTATCCTCTCGGCTCGGATGTACCTCTCAAAATCTCAGCGGCAAGTTGAAGCGAGACAATTTCAGTGAGAGAGAATTGATAGAAATTGCCGACGCTATGGATTGCCATTTTGAAGGTCGGTTCGTTAGTAATGACAACGGCGAAGAAGTCTAAAGCTATAAGAGCGTAGGGTTTTCACCTACGCTCTTTTTTTGCATTTTCTAAATTAGCGCCCCACCCGTTCCATTCAGAGCATCCGCCGTTGTATTTCCAAATGCAAAGATCGCACTTTCCATAGCACGGTTTCAAATCAGGCATGGTCATCCTCCTTGATTTCATATCCTGTGAAGTATGGGCATTTCGTCCAATCTCCATCGACAGCGTATTGACAACTTTCTGCGATACACCGTTTACCAGAATAATCAGGATGTCCGCACATCGGAAAATCTGGATAGAAAATATCCTGCACACGCAAAATTGCGGAAATATCAGGCCCAACGAAATGTGGCTCACCAACTTTTTGACCAACAGGAATTAGCTGTTGCTTTCTAAGATATTTGATTATTTCGGTCAATGACTGGCAGACTTTCTTTTCAGCTTCTGTGACTGTTTGGCTTTCATTTAGTTCCAATAGTTCTGCATCATAATTTGCTTGAAGATTCAACCAGAAAGACTTGGGAACATTCAGTGCATATTCCAAACTCATTGCAAATTTAGTAGAGATATTCTTTTTCCCGGAAATTAAACTACTTATATACGCTGGCGAAACTCCTGTGCGCGCAGCTAACTCTGCCTGCGTGATACCACGATCTTCCAGCACATCAGCAATCGTTTCTCCCGGATGAATTACCAAGTCACGGGATATACCAATTTTCTTTATCGCCATGGTAATCACACACTCCTTCCACTTCGATTTCAGAACAAATCATTACCGTATCTTGTGTCGCATTCGGCTCTATAATTAGAGTCTACTGAATGACTACCATTTCATCAATAACTGGAAAAAGGATGATTTCACCCAGATCAAAATCGTAGTCCAGCGCCCAAGCATTCAGAGGCACAAAAAGGAGACGCAGTTTGCGCTCCATATTTGCAGCAAAAAAGCCCATGGCAATGGAGGTCATGGATGTGTCTGGCAGTCGGCACATGATCCTGTCCAATCCGTACCGCCGCTTGACAACACCAACTTCGGCAAATGGTCACGAATACTTTCCGGTATGTCCTCTTTATTTGCACCGACATATCGTGTTGGTGGATTGTTGGAACTATCAATGGCTATATAAAGTGTTTTCTTTCCGTTGGTTAAGTATCTTGTATCAAGGCTCATGTTCAATCCTCCTCCGCTGGCTGCTGGAGCCATTCAAGCCAAAATTTCGCTGTGCCTCCAACTTTGTCACCGGATATTGTTGCAAAAAGTTTCGCAAGTTCATCATCGGACATAGAGCGTATTTTTCGTGCGTTGGTGTTATTACAGAACTTCTTGCCAGTTGCTCTTTCGTATCTGGTTGCTAACTTCTGCATTTGCTCACTCATAGGTCTGCTTCCTTTGGGAGTAAGTATCACCTTTCGGTAGGAGCTTACTGAACAATGTCCACTGATAGTAGCTAACTCGCAGGCCATTCCTTTATCGTTACAATAGGTCATTCTGCATTCTCCTCCGGCCTCTGGCGGTAGGCGAATACACGTACTCCATATCCTGTTGTCCGAAAACACCAGCGTTCAGGGTCTCCGAAACATGAGTATCCGATGGTAAGAAGTTCAACGTAGTCAATACGTCGCCAGCCGTCTCCATCTTCCATACCCACCAGCCACACAGGGTCTCCGGTCTTTGCTACCTCCCGCAGCTCGTCCAGGGTTAGAGGATCATTGTGTGCCGGCTCTTGTTTATGCCTGATCTTGTCGCTCTGGCACAACGGGCAAGACTTACAGCGGGCGATTGGCTCGTCGTTGTTGTCTCCATAGATTTGATAAGCACATCCATCGCCATCAGGCACGTAGCACGGAGGCGTAATTTTTACGCCGCAACGCTGGTCAACGGGGATGATTTTCCCACTATCTGTTTGACGATACACAATGCCACTACACTTTGCACATTCGCTCTCCTGCTTCTGCTGGATACGAAGAGCGGAGATCGCTATATCATAGGCATCAATGTGCCTTTTTATTTGATCCGCTGCGGCTTCGCTTTTTGGGATTCCTGCCAAAATTCCAGTCATTTCTGTTGCCAAACATTCAAAGACAGCGATAGCCTCTTCTTTGGTCATTACGCCTCACTCCCCTTGCGTTCAAAGTGATCTACGATCAAACGATATGCTCTGCGTTGCATATCAAGATCCTCTTGGGTGATGTCATCCAGCTGCCCGAGTTGAGCCTGAAACAGCTTATACTGCCGGCGGAGCTGAATGGTGTTTTGAACGATACGGACAATCTGAGTAAGGACTAAGACTGTCACCATGATGGTCAGGTACATGTTCATACGGCAGTCTCCTATACAGAAATAGAGTTGATGTAGCTTTTGATCTTTTCGACATTCCAGAAGATTCGCTTCCCGATTTGGATACGAGCCTCAGCAGCCTCGCCAATCTGTACGGCAGAATACCGGCCACAACTCAACATGGCTTGAAGCTCGTCAGTGTTGATTGCGATTTTACTCTGGGTGTCTACGTTATTGAATTGCTTTGTTGCTCTCATGGGTTATTCTCCTCTTTTGCCCTCCGTCAAAAGCAGATATACTTTCTCGGAGAACTAAGCACATCTTGGATTAGTGCGGCGTCAGTAACTTCACGGATGCCATAGACATCAAGCCAGGTTATCCGGTCTTTGAAGCGCTTGCGGGCTTCGCGGGTATTCTTGGCTCGGACATAATGCCAGTTCGTACCTACGTCGGTTTTACGGTATCCAGCGTTGACAGCAAAGAGCTTCATACCTTCGCTTAGGACAAGAGGCGGGCGCTCGTATACTTTGCACATATGAAAGCCTCGTTTCATTCGGAAATAATGTCCAGTCCATCAACAGCATAGCCGCCAGATTTCCCTTTCAGTTTTACAACGAGAGTGCCACAGCACATCCACTGCTCTGATGCTACCGTCCAGATGCGACTTTTATTTTCCGCACTCACGTAATACTTGTTGTTCATTACAACTTTGTCACCGGGCTTCATGTCAAACGCTCCTTTCATTTGCCAAACCGAAACCGTTTTCCATGCTCTCGCAAAGTTCGTCGGTGCAATCATTTCCATAATCCAGCTCTTCAAGAGAATAGCCGTTTCCACATCTCAGTCCCTGCATGGATGTGTCGAAGCCCTGATTTTCCAGCCACGCTTCTACTACTTGCATTTCTTTGTTTGCTGTAGCGTGAAGGTGAGCGATGCGGTGCATTTTTTGGCGGATATACTTGGGGATTTTTATTGCTGCCATCTCAACCTCTCTTTTCGTCATCAGAAATCTTTTTGCACACAGGCTGAATGTATTCCATGAAGACCTGCACAATTTTCTTGGCGTTGGTCGTGAAGTCTTTTTGAATACAGCTCCAGAGATCATAGTCGTCACAGGTCTCCATAGATGTGCCCTCGAACTTTTGCTCCAAGGCATCGTGGACATCTCGCTCGTTGCTCTGATAGCAACAGTCTTTGATTTCGTCCATATCGAATGCGGGGTCTCCCCAACGATCTGTCTCTGAGAAATCAACGCCCCAAGCCTCCATGAGTTCTTTTACAGCCTCAAAGGTGGCTTCTTCGTTGATAACGCACGGGCTGGCGAGTTTATCCAGCAAATAGCCGGAGTCTAACCTTGCCATGAGGTGCATAAAGCTCTCGCTCTTGTGCGTAGGAACCCAACCGTAGGCGTAGTTTCCGCAGTCGGATGTAATGGACAGCTCATACCGTTCGAGATCGAAGTTAAAAACTGCCCAGAGGCAAGACCCATAGTCAGGGTCGCCTCTTTCTTGGCAGAAATAAAGGGAAATGAGCGGCGGGGTTCTGGTTGAAACCTTAGCCATTTTGTTCGCTCCTTTCTGATGAAGTGGTGTCTGCGTAGAGACTGACCGCCGGGGTAAGATGAAAGAACTCAGTATGGCTCCCTACATCAAAAATGGTGACGCCGTTGTGATTCCAAGTACGGGTGTAATAGATTTTGAAATTGCGCTCGGCGCAGAACGCATGGATCAGCAAAAACACCTCATCCAAAATATCCTGGTCGGATTTGAGATGGCCTGCTTCGTTCAGATCGCGGATCTCAGCGATCTTTTTGGGTCGCCCATGATATCCTTTGAATTTGAGAGTATGGGTTTTCATTTTTGCTACCTCTGATTGATTTACTTTGTTGCTAACTAAGGGTTTATGACTACATAAGGACGGTTTGATCTGTGACTTGGTTGCTGTCGGTAATTTTTACCTGCATATCATCTGTTACCGGAATACGCATTTGTGCGTAACCAGAGGATGAGAACGGCATGAACCCACCAATCCGATACTTGTCACATACCAACTCATCGCCGTCAAAACGGAAAGAGTTGCCATGAGCATCACGATAGGTTAGCTCACGATTGCAGGTTGACAGCTTCGCATATTTCCCACGATAATCAGGAGCCTTCAGCTCATAATCCGGGAACGCTGCGATGAAAGCGTTGTACTGCTCCGGGAACAATTTGGACAACTGGCGGAGAAAGAGCGGGATGGTTTCTGTCTGATAGCTCTTAATCTCTCCGCCAAGCATAGCACGCGGATGGTAGGTGCAAATTCGATTGATATTGTCTGGCGTCAGCTCGTCAATAGGGACAAAGAGACGATCGCAACCGAACCCAGGATCATGACAGAATAGCCTGGAATCCGGGCCACGTTCGATTCTGACATAGGGTGGCGCGAGAAAAGCACCGTCGCCGATTTTTGCGATGTAGGTGTTGTTGGGGTAAGAGAGCTTATGGTATCGCTCAGAGTCTTTGGCCTCGCTATAAACACGACCGTACATCTTGGTTTTCTTTGTGCCGCCATCAACACAGGCTATGCGGCCAAATTCACAACGAACGCCAAATAGTGTCGTTTTACGGAAGCATTTTCCTTCCTTGTATACCGAACACACATCGGCATGATCGCAATAAATGTACTCTGCGCGAAGCCGCGAGTTACGGCTACCGTCACCATACAGATCAACATTGATTAGTTTTTCTTGTTCAGTCATTGTGTTATACCTCGCTAATAAGAGCGTTGCCGCAGGTAATGCGGTCGGAATCCTCTTCCTTGCTGGGAACAAACACGATTACGTCCCAGCCCAAATCAAGTAAGGGCTGCTCGAATTTGTCGTAGACACTGTAATCGTCGTAGCTGGTAGTGATATCGTAGTTGTGTTCCAGAGCGGCTTTGGTTTGGTGGATCGGGGTAATCTTGACGATAAACTTATCGCGGTCAAAGAGGGAGTCGAGCACTTTGGCGTCCAAAATCGTTGCTTCGGTTACAGCAAAGTTCAACGTGTACTTTCTGCCAACCGGCATAGGCAAATCGCTGGCGATATTAGCGATTTCTCTCAGGCTCAGGGATCTGCCGGCGAACTGAACTTCCCGCTGGTCGTCCGAAGTGCTGTTGATACTAAGCTGCAGTCCAGCTTCACCATTCCGCTGGGTATTCTTGATTTTGCACCAGTGCTTCAAATAGCTGGGGAGGTCGTTATTGCTACGAGGCATCATGGTGGAAACTACGGGATGGATGGTAACAGCGTGAAGACCACACTCTTTAGCCAGATCGTCCAATCGAGACTCGGTAAAATCCAGCACCGCAGGATTCCAAGTCGGCTCGCCCATGCGAGCATAGTGGACATTGAAACGGTTAGTAAAACGGACATCCTCATGTTCAATGATGTAGCGGATTTGATATTCCAGATCAGGCAGAGAGGCATTCCCGAAGAAGCCGTATTTATGAACATCACAGAAGGTACATTTCATGGGGCATCCCTTCTGGCTGCTGATAGTCGCTACCCACTTGTCCATAAGGTCAACATCGTGGTGCTGAACGCCCTCAATCTTTTTGGTTAAGCCGAGGAAATCGGCTTTGATGTTGTTTTCTTTGCCGTAGTCGCCCACGGTAAGAAACTCCAAACCGAGCGATCGGTTGAAGTAGATTTTACCCGTGTGGGTCAATACTATTTGTGCATCCATTGTGATATCCTCCTGGGGTTACATGAAAAGGTGGAGCAACCACCCAATGAACAGTGTAAGAAGTGCGTAGGTGATAGCAGTAATCCAACGATCCCAGAACGGGTCGGGGTTGGTATTGACTCTGGTAGTCACAATGAATGTGATGAGTGTGTCAAGCCCCAGCGCTTGTACCAGGCCAATCATGGGCAGTCCGAGAGGAACAACGAACCAGTTCCACATGAACATGATGGTCGCTCCGCAGAGCACAGACAGCACCACGGCCAAAATGAATTGCAGCAGGTACGGAGGGTCGCTCAGAGTGGGCTTCGTATCATTGTCGTAGATATAGGACATTTTTATAGCCTCCTGTTCATTTCAGTTACAAGAAAATCACGAGATGTTGTAACCGGATCTTCTTTCTTAAAACGCCACTTTAGATCAAACTCTTTATCAAGGTCTATTTGGCACTTATGGCAAAGCATACCACGAAACTCTTCCCAAGGCTTGATTATGATTGTAGTTCCGCATCGCTCACAAATTGTACCGTTTTCATACATCTTCCATTCTCTGAGTTTTTGACGCTGAGTAGCATTGCCACAGAGAAAGAGCGGGATAGGCTCATCCAACTCGTAATCGGAAGTAACAATGCGTATTCTTTCAAAATCCCATGGGAGGAAGTGTATGCCCATGATATCGACGAGAGTGTTAGGGATATCTCTGAAACCATTGGAGAAAATCCTATGCTCCGTCAAATCGACATTACGCTTCATTTTGAAAAGATGGATTTGACCTTAGCAAAGAAGGTCTTGGGTGCAGGTGTCTGAGTGGCGATATAGATTGCAGCGTTATCACGGATAGAAGGATTGGGGTGAAGCTGTCCAAGCTGTTCTCTTAGCTCTGCGAGATCCTGAGGAGTTTTGATAGTATGGGTAATATCGCGCTGTTTTGCGCTTTTTACATCGCCAACCAGCTTATCCAGCGTTAGATCGCAATACTCATCCTCCCAGTCCCCCAAATAATAGAAGCGATCTACAACTGCACGATTTTTGGCGTCCTGGAATGTTCCAAACAGAATAGGATCAATACTGCGTTTTTCACGCTCCACACGCCGCTCCGTCCTACCGGTATAGTCAGTGAACAGTACATAGAGCTTGTCGAATTTTCCGCCTACTGCTTCGATGACATGAACGATTTCGTCAGGGATTTCACGCTCGTAGTTTTCAAGCTCGATAATTTTAACGACATCTTTGGCAATATGGTCGATATACTCTTCAATATCGTCACGATAGATAAAAGCATCAACACCAGCAGCGACGATCTCTCGTTCTTTCTCAATACAGTCCAAATGGAATAGCAGTTTGCGTGCGCCTTTGGACTGGCCGGTAATACGATACTTATTCAGAAGCTCCAAACAGTTGTCATAGATCTTCTGAAGATCGGTATCAGTAATGTTTTGCCGGCGTTCTTTGATAATATGGAAATATTCGTCCGGGGTGTACTCCCTTACCTCCTGAGACTCAGACATTATAGCCACACCTCCACATACTCACGATCTTGAGTGAAGATAGGAATTTCGTGGTCAACGATCCATTTGTTACGGCGTACGGTAATTTTCTGGCCGGGATTGCGAGGATCGTCGATGGTTTCTTCAAACTGCCGTTTAATGCAGCAGGAACCGCGCTTCAGCTCTGTGGGAAAATCGTTCCAGTTAATGCCTCGCTGAGACCAAAGCATCTCCTGAATCATGTTGCAGGTCTTTTTGTGCAGCTCGTGATGACTGAAATTGGCCTGACCTACGGCCTCAATACTGTTTCGGGTTGCGTCCTGCTGCCGCCAGATCAGACAGTTTGCTACCTCCTCCTTGGGAATGGAGAAAACGCGGGAATCGAACATGGCACCTCTTTTAAGAGAAGCATCATAATTAGCGTATAGAATAGCGCTTGCTAATGCTCTATCAGAAGTGTCGCCATTGCGTTGCGCATCTTCAATATCATTTCTCAAGAAGAACTGCACGACTTCTTTATTAAAAGCCTTATTAAAGGCCAAGGTTGCCATCGACGCCGAAACACTGCACATTTTCTGAATGTTGTAGCCAAACCAAGCGTCGGTCTGAATAGTAGCATAGTCTGTCAGCACCAGAGTGATTTCATCGGACTGAGTATAACCAAGCACACAGCCCTGGATGTTCTCACAGAGATACTTCATCGTCTCCTGCATAGCCTGAGTCAGTACGGGATCGAAAGGCTTTTTCATGCCCTTCGTGAAGGTGTGGAACGCCTTACCGTCAAGTCGGATGATTGCGGGCACACGGCGGGTTAAGAAGTTACGAGAAACACCTTCATAGCCTTTCATGCGGTCGCCCAGACTGTCGTTTTTCTTTGCCATTGTTATTTCATCTCCTCCCAAGGAATACGGATAGCGTGCTTGGTAGTCAGCAAATAGGACGTGCGCCCATATTTCTCTTTCCATTCGTTGAGGTAGCGCTGCATCTCAGCAACAGCGTCTGCTCCAATGTCATCATAGGCGTCTTCATACATATCCTCACAGGCATTGGATACGATACTTGAAGCATCGAAACTCATCTCTACCTCTTCGGTTCCCCATACGTACAGCGGCTTCTCCGTGAACTCTTCACGATCTTCATTCCAGCTATCAAAGAAATCCTCCCAGCAGCTGAAATATCCTTCGTTGTGAGGGTAAAAGTCGCTTTGTGCCATTATAAACAACGACCCGAGCGCATCCGGCTCGTGCTTTTCTGCTTTTTCGAGCCGTTCTTTTTCTTTGCGGCTTTCTTCCTGCTGGCGGCGCTGCACAACGGCGTCGCAGTCGCAAAGTGTTCGGTACCTCGGAATCTGCTTTCCACAGTCGGGGCAATAACGTACGACACCGTTATAACAGTTCGGGCAGAACCGGATAGACTGGTGCTTGTAGGGGAAGTGGCCGGCTCTCTTATCGGGGTCGTCAGACAACCCATAAGGATTATCTTCGATGCGGAGGCCGGTACCATGACAAATAGGACAAATCTCTTCGTTGTCATGAAGATCCTTTACGAGCGTTTTGCCGATCAGCTCTCCAAAAGCATCTTCAATTTTGACGACCTTCCGTGTGGGCTTCACAAATTCGGGCATACCTCAGACCTCCTTGTAGATTGCAGGGAGGAATACGAGGCCAACCTTTTGCGCCACCAGATAGGCAGAATAGCCGTCAACCAAGACGGCGTTATTGTCCAGGGCAACATTGGTATTGAACTGGCCGGTATGATAGAACTCCAGAAAACGCTTTGCGATCTTCTCATCGCTGGGCTTTGTGCGGGCCATGTACTCCGGTATTTTGATGGCGCTCATCAGCACCTTCTGGGTGGTGGCTTCGATTGTGGAGAGCGGGAAGGTAGCGCCGGAGGCCAACATAACCTCTTTCACATCCTGCTCGTCAAGATCAGCAGCCACAACGGTGCCATACCGCCGGCCACGCGCCGTATTACAGGCCACGCGAACTCCTGGCTGAAGTTTGCCTACAAGGTGCTCAGGGATCTCGAACCAGAACACCTTGCCATAGGGCTTATGCTTTACCATAGCTACTTTCATTTGGCAGTCCTCCTATAAGGATAGAATAATTTACTTTGTTGCTATATACATAGTATAATCACGGCCTCCCAATTTGTCAAGAGGGAAGCCGTGATTTTCTTTGTTGCTAATGAAGTTTGTTGTCAGTCTGTTGAAACAAGATGGAGGATAATGGCCTGTGGATTGTCGCAGTCTTTCAGGGTCGCTTTATAGTGCTGCTTCCACCAGCCATACAACAACTCAAAGTTCTTGATGGGCAGATATTCCTCCATAAGAAGCTGGGGATTATCTTGTGAAGCATAGTCCAGCCGAAGAAGTTTGATATCATCATCGGTAAAGGATCGGAGCGGCTTACACTCGAACTTGGTGACAGTAGCCTTACGCCGAATGGCATATTCCGGGAGCTGGCTGGCCGGACTCCATTTGATAGCCTCGTCATACTCGTTAGGTACACCTCTGCTGTCATCCCAAGCACATAGGCCATCGGAGCGGTATATGATACCCACGGTGACTTTCTTTTCGGATGTCTCTCCGTCTTTTTCGACCGGCTCAAAAATAGTCAGTCTTTTGAACGGTTCGAGAATGTTCACTACTTCACCGACTTCAGGCAGAAACCCCAGAGGGAGTGCAAACCCCTTCAGTAGTCCCTTCTCCCAAAGGTCGATGTCGTTCAGGTTCATCGGCAGGTTCATGGTCGATCGCCTCCAATCTGATTTGAGCTACTTGCGCCCAAGGCATTCCATAGTAAGGGCTTTTCTTCTTATCGCACACGCCATTGTCAATCCCGATATATCTGCGCCCTTCCAGCTTGGCAGCAATAAGAGTAGAACCGGTACCACAGCAGCTATCCAGGACGATTGCACCCTCGTCAGTGTAAGTACGGATTGCGTAGCGCAACAGATCAACGGGTTTTTCAGTGGCGTGGAGTGCTATGGACGGATGGGGCTTAGGGAAGCGCCAAATTGACGCTGGGTACTTCATGTTACCGTCTGGCGACTCTACCAATGTATAGTTGCCATAGCTCCGGTTAGAATGAACGTCTTCCGCCTGTTTTCCCACGGCCTTGCCCTTGGTGTGGTTTTTCTCGCCAACTGTCATTTGCGGATGATACGGCGGCGGAGATTTGTAGAACACCATGATATCCTCGTGTTCTCTGAGCGGCATTTTCTTAGCGTTGAGAAATCCGCTCTTTAGCACCTTGTCCCAGATGATATTGTAGCGGTGCAGCTTAGGGTTAGAGAGCATCATGGTAGCAGTAAATTTATCCTGGCCGAACAGCAGGATCGCGCCGTTCGGTTTGATAATCCGTTCATACTGCTCCCAGAGCGGAGCAGGAGGGATAACCGAGTCCCATGAGTTCTGGGTCGCTCCATAAGGCAAATCACAAAGGATCATGTCAATGCTCGCATCGTTAATTTCCTTCATGACTTCTAAACAGTCGCCATTGACGACCGTATTAGGAAGAAGGCTCATGCGCTACCACCGTCCTTAAGAGCAGACAAAAACCCCGCATTGATTTGTATGTGAGCACCATGGCAAATGGAATCATACTGATCTTTTGCGGACTCTTCATCGGCGGAGAATCTAAAAACAGACGTAGCAACATACTCTGGTGAAAGTTCAAAAGTCATCCACCGACGATTAAGTTTTTCAGCAACATGACCTGTTGTGTTGCTCCCTCCAAAAATATCAATTACCAAGTCATTCTCTTCAGTAAGGAACTTGATAAAGAACTCAGGCAATGCAGCGGGAAATCTTGCAGGATGCCCCTTTACACCAACTGCCTTGCAATAGCGCAGATACTGACTGTTGCTTTCGCTATTTGAAATTTGTAATAGATTGGACGGGATAGATCCACCGTTGTTTTTACTCCAAGATGCTTTGTTATGCACATGGCCTGAGGGTCTTACAGTATCGTTTGTTTTGAAAAAATCATCAGGATGACTGATGAGTTTTTTCATCCGCGCGGAATATGGAGATAAGACTTGGCTTACATTTGCCTTGCAAAAAGGTGCCTTACACAGCCACCAAACTGTATTTACGGAGTTCTTCGCTCTCATTTTCCTTTTATTGACCCATTCAATGGGGGTAGGAAGAGCACTTGGGTTGTGCCAATAAAACGGTTGAGCAAGATGGAACCCTATTTCATCGCAGAGTTTGATAAGCGTCCTGAATTGGTAGAGGCTGTAGGTTGGTTGTCCCTTTTCATATGCACCACCAATATCGAGCACGAAGCTACCATCATCACATAATTTTTGATATGCCAGTGCCCCGAATTTACAAAGCCAGCTCACATATTCTTCTTGACTTACATTCCCATATTCTTTTTCCCGTTGTAAAGCAAAAGGAGGACTTGTAATTATCAAGTTTACACTATTATCTTCAATTATTCTCAGCAACTCAATGGAATCACCGCAAACGCAATGGCCTTTATTGGTTGAGTAACCGATATAATCATTCATGTTTATCACTTCTTGCCTATTTTTTTTCTAAGATCTTTCCGATGGCAGAACTTATATGCTTTTGGTTTGTGTAAGTTTTATCATTCTCCTCTTTGAGTATTTATGAAATTGGTGTTTCATTCACGTTTTGGTGCTTCCACCATGCGTCGATTGCGTCTTGATTTTCGTGGTTAAGATATTCAGCAAGATCATCGCTTCCCAAGTTGTCGTCTGTAAACTTGTCAACAACTGTGCCATTAGGTTCGTCCTCAGATAGCCCAATAGGATTCCCACACCAGTCGTAATAAACCCAGCACCACGCATCATTTGCTACGCCTGTGCTATCAGACGTTTTATACCCGCTCCGTTCTATGGCCTCTCGGACAGATCTATCACGGAATGGGTGTGGCTCGTATATAGCACAAACTGCACAGCTGTTTGTGAGCACTACCTTTTTGTATGGTCTCAACTCATCCATCATCATCACCATACCTTATTGAACCGTGTGCCCCTCAACCTGATATCCCATGTGAACACCTTTCCATTCAGGTTTAAGCATAGCTTTCAATTCAGAGGCGACGCCCTTACACATCCGTGTGGTCTGGCCGAAAACTTCGTATTCACACAAATAAGTGTGATCTGCTGAAAGACCAAAAGCTACATAGATGTGCAACTGGTTCGCCCAAGCTATGACTTCATCTACCTTAGCCTTGTGCTGCTCATAGTAGGCTTTAGAATCGTCAACGTTTTCCTCAAGAAGAAAAGAACCTTTCACATATTTCTGTTGAGGCACGTTACTCACCTCTTCCCAGTAGACCCGATACCGCCTCGATCAGCATTGCCCAACGTATCGACCGACTCGAAAAACAGCTGGGGCTGGTGCTTGTCAATGCGGAACTGGCAGATACGATCGCCGACCTTAATGGTGGTATCTCGCATAGCGATGGCAGGGAAGAACCACTGGTCGTTGTCGCCGCAATAGCTTTCATCCACCATACCCATATGGTTGGCCTGTATAACACCGAAGTTCTTGAAGGTGGAGCTACGGGGAATGATATGGGCTTCATAGCCCTTGGGAAGCTGCATAGCAATTCCCAGAGGGATCAGCTTGAAGTCGCCAGCCTTCAGCTCAACATCCTCAGCAGCCCGAAGGTCAATCCAGTCGGATTTGCCGTCGATATACTCCAGAGGCTGAATTTTATCGCTGAGATAGCGAACCTTGATTGTCAGTGCGTCCTGCATTGTTGGTATCCTCCTTAACCGAGATATTTCTTGAAAAATTCTGCAAGGGTTAGGTTATTTTGCCGTGCCAGGTCAATCGTGCAAGCGCAAACATTGCGCTCGGTAGAAGCCCCAATTTCATCGCAAAGATAGATGAGAATGTCGGGGTACTGATGGTTGTGAAAGCATTCGTCCTTGTCCTTTTCGGTGCCGGCGCAATCACTGCAATCCTGACACCACTCTTTACGCTGAAGACCATCCCACGCCATCAGCTTTTCGCCGTTGATAACATAGGCGCAGTCAACAGTGCCCAGATTAGAACCATCAGCGTGACGCCACCAGCCCCAATCGTCCTTCCAGTCATCGTCGTCGATAGCACAGATATTGTCAAAATCCTCTTTGGACAACAGCCAGACTTGGTATTCTTCACGCCGATGCGTAGGCTGAGGCTGATAATGGTAAGTACACACGGCAGATGTCAGGCCAAGACTTTTTACGGCATTGGCAAATTCGCCACCTGCTAAAATTTCAACAGTTTCCATATTTCCTCCTATTCGTAACGAATGAAGTGTACGGTGTTAAACTCTTTACCGGGAAACTCTTTGAGCCGGATAGAGGAGCGCCAACCGCCGACATGGATCTTTTCAACCTCGTAAACCTGACCTTCTGTCAAAAGCTCATGAGCCTGTTTGGAATCGCTGCTCAACCCGGCGTCCAGATCCACGGCTTTAACCTTACATCCACGTTCGCAGTGCAGAACATCGGATTGATCCTTGGCACATTTGCTACATAGCCACTCTAACCGATAATCCAGCGTAATACCGTCCAGGAGCTTCCCGCATTTGGGACAGCGAAATTCGATCTTTTCATTCATAGTGCTCACCTTCGTATAGGACAATTTGCTTTTGTCGCAAGGTTTTCTGTACGTCGATGACCCGCTGATTTGCAGAACCACGCCATTTCAACATCCGGTCAGACAGCTCCATTTTGAAGGGGCCGTCAACCACAACGTCACATGATGTCAGTAAAGCCATTTGTGCAGACTGGTGATCATCCTCGTCTTTGTCCGGGAAAAGCGGATTGTAGCAGTCCTCCCAGATAAACCCAGTCCATAGCCACACGGTTTTACCGATTGAATGCGTGTAGAAACAAAGATCAATGAGATCATAAATCCCGCCATAGTCCTGACAAAGCGGATCTCCGCCAAGTAGAGAAAGCCCCGAGATAACAGGGTTGGCAAGCATTTCGTGGATCTCTGCGATAGTCTCCTTTGTGAATGGCCTACCACAGTTAAAATCCTGCTCCTCTGGATTAAAGCAGCCGGGGCAATGATTCGTGCATCCGCTTACGAAGAGGGAGGTGCGGACTCCCTCTCCGTTTGCGATGTCATAGTTGCGGATCTTCGCGTAGTTCATTCGTCGCCACCCAGGTGGACATAACGTTCTTTGATTTCTTGCGTTCTGCCCTGATTCCAGTCATTCAGGCCGATGTAGCCGCAGGTACGCCGCGCAATGTTCATCTTGCTCTTATCGGTATTCCCGCAGTTGGGGCACTTCCAGATCAGCTTGCCGCGATCGTCGTCCACAATCTCGATTTCCTTATCCCAGCCGCACACCTGGCAGTAGTCGGATTTCGTGTTCAGTTCCGCATACATGATGTTGTCGTAGATGTACTTCAACACTGTCAGTACGGCGGGAATGTTGTCAGAGAGGTTCGCCACTTCGATGTAGCTGATTGCTCCGCCCGGAGAGAGCTTCTGGAACTGAGACTCAAATCTCAGCTTATCAAAAGCGTTGATATGCTCTGTGACGTGAACGTGATAGGAGTTGGTGATGTAGCCCTTATCGGTGATGCCCTCGATCACACCAAAGCGCTTTTGCAGACACTTGGCAAATTTATAGGTGGTGCTCTCAATAGGAGTGCCGTAGAGAGAATAGTCGATATCCTCAGCGGCTTTCCATGCAGCGCACTTGTCGTTCATGTACTGCATGACCTTGAGAGCAAAAGGTTCGCCGTCCGGGTCGGTATGGCTCTTGCCAGTCATCGCCATGACGCATTCGTACAGGCCGGCATAACCCAAAGAGATGGTGGAGTAACCGCCGTGAAGCAGCTTGTCGATGGTTTCACCCTTTTTCAGGCGGGCCAAAGCGCCGTACTGCCAGTGGATGGGAGAAGCGTCGGACAGGGTGCCGCTCAAACGCTCGTGACGGATTTGCAGCGCCTTATGACACAGCTCCAGCCGCTCATCGAAAATCTCCCAGAAGGTGTCGTACAGATCCTGGACATCGTTATGGTCGCCGGTTGCCTCCCAAACTTTCAAAGCGCTCAGAGCAACATCGGGGAGGTTGATGGTGACGACTCCCTGGTTGAAACGCCCGTAATACTTGGGCTTGTCGGGCTGATAATTGCCGGCATTGGCAACATTGTCCCAACCGTTACCGGAGCGGTCGGGTGTCAAGAAGCTACGGCATCCCATACAGGTATAGCAATCGCCGTTACCTTCAGTTTCGCCCTTGGACAGCTTGTACTCACGCATCTTCTTTTCGGAGATGTAGTCGGGCACCAGCCGTTTGGCAGAGCACTTGGCACACAGCTCTGTCAGATACCAGTAGGGAGAATCCTCGGTGATGTTATCCTCCTCCAGCACGTAAATCAGCTTGGGGAACGCCGGGGTCGTCCAAACGCCCTTCTCATTTTTGACGCCTTGGTATCGCTGCCGCACAACTTCCTCGATGATCATAGCGAGGTCTTTCTTGGTCTGAGGATCGCTGACCTCGTTCAGATACATAAAGACGGTAATGAAGGGAGCCTGACCGTTGGTGGTCATAAGGGTAATCACTTGATACTGGATAGTCTGAACGCCCTTCTTTACTTCTTCACGGACACGCTCTTCGACCAGATCAGAGATCACTTTCTCAGGGTCTGCAAAGTTGTCCGGGGAAGAAATTTTCAGGAACTCAGCCTCTACCTGTTTACGAATCTTTTGCCGGCTTACCTCAACAAAGGGGGCAAGGTGGGATAGGGAGATAGACTGACCGCCATACTGATTGCTGGCTACCTGAGCAATAATCTGGGTAGCGACGTTGCAGGCGGTTGAGAAGGAGTGGGGCTTTTCAATCAAGGTGCCGGAAATAACTGTGCCGTTCTGGAGCATATCTTCCAGATTGATCAGGCAGCAGTTCATCATGTGCTGCACAAAGTAGTCGCTGTCATGGAAGTGGATAATGCCCTCTTCGTGTGCCTGCTTAATGTCATCCGGCATAAGCAGACGGTCAGTAATATCGCGGCTTACCTCGCCGGCGATGTAATCTCTCTGGGTAGAGAGGATCGTGGGATTTTTGTTGCTGTTCTCCTGGATGACCGTTTCATTGACGTTATCCGCAATAGAGAGGATTTTGCCGTCCAGAGAAGAAGCGTTCCGCAGAAGCTCATGTTCATAGCGGTACTTGATGTACGCTTTGGCGACTACGAACTCGCCCTCTTTCATCAGCTCAGTTTCCACGTCGTCCTGGATTTCCTCAACAGAAATCGCACGGTTGCGCCGCTGATAGCGGTTATACAAACGGGTGGAGATTTTTTTGGATACCTCGTTCTTATCTCCTACTGCACTGAGCTTTTCAACCTCCGTGAATGCCTTGAGAATGGCGTTGGCAATTTTGCCGTTGTCAAAGTCGGCTTCACGGCCATCACGTTTAATGACAACCATAAAAATTCCTCCTTACAAAAGATAGCTGTGGATAACTTGGTCAATTTCTTCCCACGTGTTTACCCGAAGAGCATCATTAGCTACATGATCGAAGCTACGATTATGGGGACGGTCAAAAAGAATTTTGGTGTATTCGCCTCCAACTAAGTTGTGTGGGGCGTCGTCAATCAAAACGTCACCACGTACCATTTGCTTGTTGCAGGCAAAAATGATGTGCTTCCAATCCAGGAAGGGGAACAGCTCTAAAAGCCGTTCCACCTTCGTTTTGCAGGTATGATAGCTGGATGCAGTCACCATGTAGAGCTGGTGCCCCTCGTCATAGAGCTTTTGGAGTACCTCAACAGAGCCGGGGATCGGAGTGATACGCCGCCAAAGCTCGTCATCATGGAGTACGCTGAATACCTGCTCTTTCGTCAGCGTGGGGAAAGCAAGGGAGATGTCCCAGCCGTGAACATCTTCCGGAGTTACGGAAGTGCCATAACGCTCGTTTAGCATTGCGATCCAGCAATCGCTCAGGTTTTCTACGGTATCGTCGGCATCAAACAGAATTGTCAGTTTCTTCATGGAGTTCTCCTTTGAGAGCGTTGTTCACAAAGTTGTTTACGGCCTCTTTGAGATCTTCCAAACTGCCGCCGTTGACGATCGTAGCGTCGTACTGGTAATCGTCCAATGCAGTCTCCGAAGCGTGCTTCTGCTGCTCCTCGGTCAACGGAGACACAAAGTTGGGGCGAACTACCCGCAGCAAGATAGCATCCATGCCGTAGGTCTCGTAGATCTCATATTCGTTGGGAAAACGGGTATCAGGGATAAGCACGTAATCCCACTCGTCGCAGAAGATGTCGAGGATACTGACGATGAAATCTACCCAGTAATCAGGAGAGACAGCGCGGATTTTGTCAGTACCGACACGCTGGAGAAGCGTGCGCCCCTTTTCATCCTTCTTGCCGTCCCAGCCAAAGAAGGTCTTACATACGTACTTGACCAGATCGCCGTAGTGGGCAATCAAAACACGGTTGCCTTGGGCTTTCAAAGTCTCCTCCAAAAGTTTGGCGGTAGTGTCTTTGCCGTGCTGGGCTTTACCCGAAATGCAAACGATTTTCATTCCGCAGCTCTCCTTCCTTTTCTACCGCAGGACTTCTTCTCCCGGCAGAACCCGAAGTATTCACACTTCGGCATAAAGTAGTGATCGACCAGATATGCCCACTCATCGGAATACTCTCTCAGAGCATTACCAACGTCGGCGAACAGGCCACGGTACTCATGATAAGCTCTGCTGCATTCCCGCTGATGTGACATATCAATCAGGTTGCGGAGATTGTGCTTGCACACAACCTTAGTGCTCATGCCCAAGGGAAGACCGAGTGCGGTATCTTCTCTGGGAATACCGAGCTTTTCCAGCGCCTGCAGTCCGGTCTGGATATGGGACATAATCCAGTTGTAGATCTTGACAGCGGCAGGGTTTCCCGCGATGCTGGGAGGCGTTACAAAGTCAAAGCCGCTTTCATAGTCAATGTATCTGGTACTGGCCTGCAGTCTGGTGGGAGCGCCGCCGATATGGGTGTACCACTCACGGATCACTCTGGCAGAATAGCCGTCCAGGATCATATAGACATCCGGGAACTCAAATGTTCTGCCGTGCTCGTTTTCCAAGCAATCCAAGCCGCGCTTGTAGTTTTTTTCGGGATCGCTGGTATCTGCACCCCAGCAGACGCCGGCTTCCTCACCGATCATGGAGATAGGGTTCTTATAGGTGAACCGCTGAATTGTAACTGTTCCCATATTGATCCTCCTTATTTAATTTACTTTGTTGCTATCAAGTATAAGTGCGAAAGACATGATCGCCGATCGTCTTATAATAGCTACCATAGGTCAAACATCCGGTAGAAAAGTACACCACGTCGGTGTTCAAATCCAAAGCCGGATAGCCGGCAAGAGCAGCTTCTACTGCTTCCATCTGCTCAGGCTCATAGTGACTTTCCACTGCAAACTGGTAGGGCGCAAGGAGAATATCACTGATACTACCGGAATACGCTTCGTGCATATAGCGATTAAGTGCTACCTGTACCACGGCAACCTGACCATCAAAGCTCTGGTTCCCCGCCTCGCCGTAGGCCATACACGCCAGCAGCTCTTTTTCGGCGTCCGTGGGCGACAGTTCTGCATATGGGTTAGGGTCTGCCTCGGGTTCTGCCGGTTCTTCCTCAATAGGGATAGGCGTAGGTATGGGCGATACTTGAAGCGGCGCAGAGTAAACACAAAGTTCCGTTTCGATGGGGATTTGTGGTGTTTCCTCCTCTTTGTTCGGGACGAACGACATCGCACTCAGAGATCCGCAGACTACCAAGAAACACAGCGTCGCCCTGAGAACCTTCTTGAACCATTTCGATTTCGTCTCGTACATTGAAAATGCCTCCTAAATTACATAGTCGTAGTTGTACAAATACAGATACCCACGCCGCTCGCCCCATCCATTCATAGGAACATAAATGGTGTCGTAGCGTTGAAGCGGTTTGCGATCGTAGAGTTCTGAGTAAATTGTCCACCGATTTGTTTTCCCCGTGCCAATCGACCGCACCTGCAAGGCATAAGCCCAAATCTCTTTGGTTTTCTTGCTCCGCAAGGGGTAGATATCCAGAATGACCAGCTTTCGCTGATCTTCTTTTTTATTGGTGGTCAGGTCAATATAGCCCAGGTTTTCCAACTGAATCTGCATTTTGCTTTTCAGGTCGAAATCCTGAATGTGCATATCCTTGACCATCACTTCCAAATGCCGAAGTAATCCGGGTAAATCGGTGAAGGTATAGCTTTTAGCTGGCTGGCCGCTTTTGGACTTATCAGTTGCATACTGGGCGATTATGGGTTCCAATTCAGCCGTTACCTTGTCCTTGGAGATCTTCTTCATCGTTCCGTTCTTGAAGAAAGAGAAGAAGTCCACCATACGCAACAACTCTTTGGAATTGCCATACTCGGCAAAATAGTCGATCTTCACCAAGATATCCCGCTGCCGTGTATCCAAGTGTGTTTTCTCGTCCAGCTGCATAAGCAAGTCCATAAAAGATTTAGGCTTGCCGGCCTTTGCCAGCTCGTAAAGTTCGTTGGCAACATCGGCATTCATGTACTTTACAGAAGAAATACCCTTGGCGATAACCTTCTCTTCGGTATTCAGCAAATATTTATCCTTGGAAAGGCCAAAACGCGGCGGGACAATCCTGATACCGTAAAGCGTTGCCAACTCGTTCCCGTTCTTCACATCCTCCTCGCCGTTGGCATTGTTAAGGTAGGCTGTGATGAACTCATACGGATGGTAGTACCGCAGATAAGCGCACAGATAGCCAATCATGCAGTACCCGACTGAATGGTTGTCACTTAATCCACTGTTTCCATGTGGAGCAGACTATATCTTCAGCATACGCTGTCTTGCACTTCCACCGGTAGTTCATCCCCCGGTGTACTCCCTTGCGGGATAGTCGTTACACCTTCTGATAGCTTTTCCCATACAAATCCACCAGCAGAATTTGTACGATGATTTAGACAATGTGAAATAGATCCTGTACTTACTCCGGTTTTTCTCGTTGCTTCACAGGTAGATCTAAATTGTGCAAGAGGTTTACCATCTAATGTTTTCTGAATAATTGGATTTCCTCTTGGTACTCTCAGACGGTTCTTCAAAGCATGAATGTTGTTTTCAGCCCATGAAGCCCACTCCAAATTCCAGACATTGTTGTTAGACTTATCACCATCTTTATGATTGACAGTCGGCAAGTTCAAAGGGTTAGGGATAAACGCGGTTGCAACTAATACGTGTACTGGAACTACTTTAGATGTCCCGTTCTTTCGGAGATTAACCACATAGTATCCGTCATTGTTACGCCCTTTGCTCTTAGTAAGGCACATCCCTTTTCCAAGAAGACGCTTCTGTTTCCCGTTTTTATCGTAAATAATACGATCAATACTACGGACAAACCCAGTGCTACTTACCTCATAGTATCCTTCATATCCGACAACAGGTTTCCATTTCATTATCTCACCTCCTATAATTTTATTGCTGGTTGCTATCAGCTTGGCACGGTATTGCCTGCTACCCGTCTCCGGGCCGTAGGTTCTCTTAGTCAGAGGCTTCGTCCATGGGATTGGTCTATATCTCCTTGTAAGGCTTCATAGACCGGTCTTATTCATCTGATACCGTTAGCACCGCTTCAAGCGGCACACCCCTGAACAATGGGGTTCACAAAGAATGAGCTAACCATTAACCCAAACATATAGCTGGAAGCGTCCTGGATGATCTGCAAGAACTCCTTTGCTTCCTGTTCTGCAACTTCACGGGGTTGCGGTGACTTTTCACAATATCCCTCAAGAATTTGCGGGAGAGCTTTTTTCAACCGTTCTTCGTCTTTTCGTCCGATAGCGCGGCGGGTGTTATCTGCATCTGACCCGGAGAAGCCGCAGATTTGCTGTAGGAACTTGATAACGTCCTCTTGGTAAATAAGATAGCCGTTGTTATCTGCCAAAAGTTCGTCGATGATGGGAGAGGGGTTCTTGTGAGGCTTGTGCTGCATAAGGTCGTCACGGTACGACGCGCCCGAAGGACGAAGCGCCGCCGTAACAAGGCTCATATCAAAAATGCTGTGCGGCTCGTACTGCCTGAGCATCTGGAACGCGAACTCTCCTTCAAACTGGAAGATACCAATGGGAGATCTCAGCATATCCTTCCAGACAGCCTCATCATTCCAGTTGATTTCGTGAGACTTTGGGTAAGGCTTACCCAGCAGCTCATAAGCGTCTTTGATAATCTCGATGTTTTTCAACCCGAGAATATCATACTTGACCAAGCTGACCTCATGCACACACTCCATGTCAATCTGCAGGATTTCCTTCCCGTCAGAGATGAATGTACCGTAGTTATCTCGGAGGGTAATAGGACTTGCCACAATACCGGCAGGGTGCATAGACTGAGAGATCGCTACGTCAAGAAGCCCGTCGTAGTAGTAGAATACTTCGGGATACTTTTCCCGAGCCGCTGCCTCGTCTGCCTCAAACTCCTTTTTGATATTGGCGCTCGCCTTACCAGCCCAGGGGTTCTTAGCAAAGATCCTTTCGTTTTCCTCTTTGAGTTTTGTGTATTCTTTGGAAAACTGCTTGATCAGCTCGGCGCGGGGAATGTCCTTCATGCGGCTGGGCAAAAGAAGATTGCCGGCCTCATCAAAGAAATACAGGTTAAAGCCGTCTCGCGCATCTCCAAAAACGATCTTCACGTTCTCATCTTTGAGCTGTGCCATCACTCTACGGAACTCTTTCTCATCCCGTTGGTGTTCACGATTCCAACGCAGTGCCAAAGCACGGCAGATCTCGTCAATACAGCCTTTGGATTTGATAGTGCCGATCGCCAGAATAAACGCGGTCTTTTCCTGACCAAAACGGTTGATGATGTAGTCGTAAACCAGATCACGCTGGGAGGGAGACACGTCGATATCAATATCGCCAATCTCCTTACGATCTTCGTTACAGAAGCGGCTGAACACTGTATGCCATGTCTCAGGATTGAGGTCTGTTGTATTGGTGACATAAGCTACACGAGATCCACCACAAGAACCACGATTGAAACCAATGGGGATACCATGAGATTTACACCATGTCACCAATTCACTCATGAAAAGCATGAAGCCGGGCATCTCGATTTTGTCAAAGACCCGGCATTCCTCAGCAATGGCCGCTTTGAACGGCTCGACCTGCTCTGGAGTGATAGCGCCCTCTTTGACCTTTGCTTGCAGGTTATCGTCAAGAACTTGATGAAGCACCTCTCGATCACGTTCGCCATAGAGAATGGGGTACTTGAAAGAGACGTCCAACTCAAACGGCTCTACAGAGTCGGCCATACGATTGGTGTTCTCAATGGCCTCCAAATACATCGCTTCCGGCAAGGCGTCCTGCGTTGCGAACATTGCTACCAACTCGTCATAGGATTTATAGGTAAGGTCAAACGTATCTTCGTCGGCAAACTCGATGTGTTTACTCAACTGCAAGATCGTTCGGCACTCAGCCTTGTATTTGTTGAGGCTATGAGTATCGGTACCTGCAATGAGCGGGATGCCGTATTTCTGAGACATTTCTGCCAAGTGACGATTGTAGGCAACCTGCTCCGGGTGGTCATGCGCTTGGATTTCCAGATAGTCGTAGTGCTTCAGCAGCCGCTCATACATAGGATGAGTAATGCTCATGCGATTCAACGGGGAAGCAAGGCAGGCACTGATCTTAATGACGTTACTGGAAATACCAAGAAACTCATCAAACGTGATACGTCGTTTGTAGTAAAAGTGGTCGTCCTGGCTTGATCGGCTGATTAGCTCGTTCATCTCCTGAAGACCAGCGTAGTTCTTGGCAATCAAGATGGTGTGGTAGTTATCGCGTACCTTGTTCTGCTCTCCGGTGCGTGGATCGGTAAGCAATAGCTTTTCGGTCAAATAGACTTCGCAGCCGTGCAGATATTTCAATCCGGCCTTATCACAGGCTATCTTTTTGGCGACCCACTGATAGATGTTACCATGCTCCGTAAAAGCAATGGCAGTCTGCCCCAGCTCGACAGCCTTAGCGATATACCCCTCAAACTTCGTCGCGCTGTCTAACAGCGACAGTTCAGTATGGATATGGTATGCCGTATAGTTACCGCTCAATAAAATTACCTCCATTGTGCCATGGCCCGTCAAAGATACCGTCAACGCAAAAGTTTTTCAGACAATCCTCACATACAAGATGAGAACACGCCCTACGAACTCGGCCTGTCTTATACATAGCGCCATTAGCAATTTTTGTTTCTTCTTCTGTAAACCAAACAGGGATAAGGCTACCGCCACAGTCACATATTCCGAAATCCACCATAGTTAGCCCTCTCTGTCGTTCACCGCTCCAAATGCTTCATCTTCGGAGGCACGCTCTTCAGCAAGCAGCTGAGGAGGGAGAGGCAAAGGCTCTTTGTACTCCTTCTTATCCCAAGAGAAACGACGGTCGTACTCGTCCATATCGCCGAAGAAACGGCGGGAAGCGGGATCGTAATAGAGGCCAACGTCGATATTCTGCCGGCCAAACATACGGTCTTTGACGATGGTTACGATTACATCGTACTTGAGCAACTGGCGGCGCTTCTCAGAATATTTCGCAGCATTCTCACGCTCTGCGTCCGTCACTCGCCGCAGGCCAATAGTCCGATGTGCCAGATTCACGATGTTACTGGTGCCGGCGATATCATAGATACCTACATTGGTTCCGGCGTCCATCTTTCGAGGGTGGCAAACAAGGATTACAGCCACTTGATACTTCTTAGCAAACTCAATGAGCCTTTTAATAGTATCTGTCTGAGAGCGCAGCTCCTCTTCGCTGGTTTCAGTGTCAATACACATGAAGTTGTCGAGAATCAGGCAACGGGCACCATACTTCCGAACGGTATCCGTCATAGAGGCGATGAGCTTATCCAGTGTGTTGTCGTAGTCATCACGATAGATATGCCAACGCCCTTTATAGGTCTTGTTGATCTCGGCAAGCGTCGTCGTGGAAATCTTTTTGTAAGGATTGCCCCGACGAGAGATAGCATCCGTGATATTGCGGGGGCCGGCGAAAATGTAGTTGAACCAGGACTTTTCTACACCGTTGGGAAGTTCGCCGCTGAAAAGCCACGTGCCGATGTCATTATCGAGAGAGTTACACGCGAGCTGAGTAAGGAGACTGCTCTTACCAGATCCGGGCTGACCACTCACAATAGTAAGCGTTCCGAAAAAGAGCCGCATCAGCTCATCATCAATGGCTTTCAGCCCGGTAGTTACACCGTCAACATCCTCATACTCGGTCGGCTCGACATCGGAAAGGTCAGCTACGGAAGGAACAGGGGAGTCCTTAGCGTCCAAGATCAGCTCTAACACTTTGTCTTTGCCGCAAACGTAAAGGATCTCGTTCAGGTCTTTTGTTACCCGTCCAGTATTTCCAATAGGGATTGCCGGGATGTCTACGACCTTTGTTCGCCAGCTACCCAGTCGGGGAACGCACTCTTTCTGCATTTTCACGCCGGCGTCATCGTTGTCGGCGCAAATGATAATGCTCTCAAACTGATCGAGCCATTCCAGGTTTTCGTCGATCCAGTGGAGATTTGAACTGCCCAGAGGGACGGAAACAGCATTTTTGAATCCTGCCTCAATCGCGCTAAGACAGTCCGGCTCGCCCTCACAGATCAGAAGGGGAGAATTAACGTTGATACGGTTCATGTTGAACAACAACGGAGCCGTATCAGAGTTTTGCTGGCACCAGCACTTTGCTTGACCATGCTGGACTTTATGCGACGGTTTATATTTCACCATCGTCAACACATCGTTTGTGTCGTAGTAGTTGAATACCGCGTTCCCCTCGGAGTCCTGCCGCACATCGAGAGCATCCAGCGTCTCACAACTGATCTTACGCTGCTCGAAATATGCGTACACTTTGGATTTATCAGTGCAGGGAACCTCATGGGGGTATCTGTAATGCCGCTTGGTTTTCACGCCCAGCTCTCCGAAAGAGTAGGGCATTTCGGCAAGCTCGAAAAGTTTCTTACAGGCTTCGGCATAAGTCGCGCCTTTATACATGAAAACGTCCAGAATGTCGTAGCTATGGCCACAACTACCGAAACAACGAAAGTTGAATGCTTTCTTGTTGTAAATGAAGGAAGCGTGATCCTCCTGATGGAAAGGACAGCAACACTTCATGTTTTTCTCATCGAAATCGGTAATCCCCAGCTCTTCGACGATAATCTGAGCGTTGCGATCTCCGAGCTTTTCTTTGGCCTGCAAAATTGCTTCTCTATCAATCTGCACGGGTAAAATCACCTCTGCTTTTTGGGGGAAGCCCGCCCACTTTCGTGGGCGAGGCTTTATTTTAGATTCAAGATTAGGAACAAAAGCCGGGCGCGAGAGCACCAGCATACCTCGCATAGCGATAGTAGGCGCTACCACCAGTGCTCACACCGCAGAAACTGCCGTCGTTGCTGTAATAGGCGGAGCGGAGGTGACGATAAATGCGCTCTCCCTCTTCATCCAAAAGGAAATAGGGAATATCCTCCAAGCGGTAATATTCATACCAACGCCCCTCACCAGGCACAGAGTAGAAAACACGACCGTAGACCTCTTTTTCGGCGAGAATGAAAATCCGATCAATACTTTTGATGATCTGTCCGCTTCTATCGCCCGCAGAAGTGAGTTTTACAACGGGGCGGATAATGGACTGCAATTCATCAGAACATAAATCGAAGAAGTCAGAGTTAAGCCACGCCCGTAGCTCACTCTCGTCCCAGCCACCTTTATTGATGCCGCTTGAGTTCATAGGACGCTTATCCTTATAAACCCGTGTCATCTCCCAGCTCAAAGGAGCTTTACCGGAACCATCAGCCAGATCGTCATGGTTAAAACCAATGACCCGATATTCGGCATTAAAGCCGTTCTTCATGTGGTCAGTCTTTACAGCACCAAGCGCAATTCTCTGTCGGGCTGCACCACTACGACCAATGTTGGACACTTCACCCCATGTCAGATGGTTCAAATTAGTCAAGAGATTACCAGCCGACATTTGAACGTAGGGGGCGGACACAATCTCCTTGGAGCAGGTCGAAATGGGCAGGTCGTCACTGTCCAAGCCTACACTGAAATTGATGTGCTTGTACTGGGCAAGCTCTTCTGCTGTAATGGAAAAATTCATATTAAGATTCCTACTTTCTTCTGCATGAAATCCGTCTTTCATTTGCCGTTCAAGATGTGGATAGCACTCTCGGCCTCCTCAACACCGAGTCCCCGGCGTATTACCGTCTGAACCCAGTGATCTTTGTTCGGCTCGATGTCTGTCCGGTCGTCCAGAATTACGAAGTCTCCGACTTCGCTATGTTCTTTTAACCAGCAGTCAATTTCCATACCTCTGTGACAGGATGGCAGCTCCGGCGTAAAGCCGTAAAGACGAATCCCGTATTTCAACAGCTCTGCTTTCAGTTCCAGATAGTCTCTATTGTATCTCGGGTCGTCTCGGTCGTATCTCCAATCACTGGAAAGGACGACCTTAGCTCCTGTCATGTTAATGATGTGCTTCAGGTTCTTCATTTGCCTGTTGCCAACAAACGTATAGCCGCCTTTGGTTCTGCGAACTGTACGATCACTGTTGAGCATACCATCAACGTCGAGGAAAATTACTTTGATCTTTTCCATCACTCATATTCCTCCATGACATATTGGCTGGAATGCTCGCAATGCTCGCGCACAGAACACAGGTAGTCACAAAAGAAACGGTCAGGTTTGGCAGGAAAACTCCTTGCCTTATAGATGTCGTCAATAGAACGCAGGAACCAGTCTATGTCCTCCTGAGCAGTTACGATGTTGAATGGCTCTCTGTCCAAGATACCTTCGCGGAACTTGTTGAACCAAAGTTCACGCGGCCATTCACCGTAAACCTCTTTGACCCGTACTGCATATAAGTTCAGTTGGCGGAGATATTTGCGGCGTTCCTCTCTGGATTTCCATTTCCCTCGGCTTTTGTGATCGCAAACGATCAGTCCAGACCTATTACGAGGCACTAGGTCTATGACGCCCACCACCGGTCTGCCGCCCAGTGTGGAGCTATACCGATCTTCGACCGCAAGCACTTCTTCTTCGTCTCCCAGTTGTCCACCGAAATTATCGAAGTATTCCATACCGCGCTCATAGTAGCTGTCTTCCAGCCGGGGAAATGGGAACCGTTCTGTAACTGCTCTTGCGTATTCCTTCTCATAGAGGCCGGATAAATTCCACAGCTCGACCTGCTGACGGAAATATCGCTCTAAAAGCGAGTGCGCCAGTGAACCCCATTGAGCAAAAGCGTTGTCCACGCGATCCATGCACTGGAGGTAAGTAAGGTCGAACATACGCGGGCACTGATCAAAACTGCTAACGCGGGAGTATGACCAGTCCATAGCGTCCAGGAGAAAAGAATTATCCATCAGAAGGGCAGCTCTCCATCTTCCTCACCGATATCTGCGAAGCCGCTATTCTGAGAGGGGCCGGCAGCATATCCGGTGGAAGGGGTAGAGGCATTGTCAGAAGTCTCGCCGTCCTTCTTGGAATCGCCGAAATAGACGTTCTCGGCAATGATGTCTACGGCAGAACGCTTGTTACCGTCCTTATCGGTGTAGTTGCGCTTCTGCAGCCGACCGACAACGACGATCATGCGCCCCTTGCTGAAATACTTGCCGACGAAATCCGCCGTAGAGCGCCACGCAGTCACATCGAAGAAGTCCGTCTCGCGCTCATTGTTCTGCTTGTTCACGATGTCGCGGTCACAGGCGATAGAAAAGCTGCACACGGAGATGTCGTTGTTTACCTTCTTGATCTCAGGGTCGCGGGTGAGGCGACCCATGATGATTACTTTATTAAGCATTGTGCTTTACCTCCAGTTTCTTGATCTGCTCGACGACTTTCTGAGCCGTTGCGATATCCTTGATAGCGTTGGGGTTCTTCACACCGGCAACGCTCTCGATAGCCTTGTAGATGGTGTCCTTAGACACGCCGGCCTCCAGCTTCCCGGCAACAACGCTCAGGATTTCCTGTTTCACATCGTCCAGGTCGTCTTCCTTCTTCTTGCGGGCGGCGCTGGACAGCTCCTCGCCCGTCCAAAGAGACAGACCCAGGCCGTGCAGAGCAGCACATTTGACCAAGCAGCGCTTGATAGATTTCTCTGCGTCGGCAGAGGTGATCGTGTCGATGGGGATAGACTTGTTGCGGAAGTCCATAACAGCCAAAGACTCCGTTTCAGTCTGGTCGTTGATGGTGATAGATACCTCCACCCAGGCGGTCTTCCCGTCCGTATGGTAGATGCAGCCGTCAGCAGCCTTGTTGATAGTAAACTTGGCGCTGGGGAAGAGAGATTTCACGATCATCCATGCCTTAGACCAAGGCAGATAGATAATCTTGTCTTTCTTCTTGAGGTGTTCCGTGATGTCGTACTCGTTCAGAATTTGAAAAACGCTTTTTTCCATGTTAGCCTCCGTTGATTTACTTTGTTGCTAAACCCTCGACAAGATAGGTAGCTTCCATATCAGCCAAATGCGTCATGACCGCGAGCGGGCAAATCTCAAAAGCGTTACCTGCACCGTAGTCCCCGCCTTTAACCGCACAGTCCCATGCTCCCATATGCCAGCGGATTGCAAAGATTTCGTCACGTGTGAGCTTGATGAAGCTCTGCAGGATGATGACAGATTTCTCTCCATGACCAAGCGGGAGACGATCTTCCGTTTTGTAGAACGGCTCCTTATGCCATGCGCCCGTAACATCATCCTTGACGTTCCGAGAGCTGACGGTGTAGTAGTTCACCTTCGTCAGGTCGTGGAACAACGCAGTGACCGCCACCGTCTCCGGTGAGATCTCCAGTTCAGGATAGCGAGCCACAAACCCAGAGAGCTTGTCATACACATTGAGGCTATGCTCCAGCAGCCCGCCAGTATAGTTGCTGTGGAAGCGCGTGCTTGCCGGCGCAGTGTAGAAGTCAGAACGTTCCAACCACGCCATCAGGTCTTCCATACCCGGACGATTGATAGTAGCGCAAATTTCAACGAACCGTTTTTTCAGATCGTCCAAATTTGCGCTTTCTACATTCATTACATCCATATTGACCACTCCTTTATTATGTTGGTGCCCCGAGGAGGGGACAACGCCCCTCCTCGTAAGGCGCGGGATTACTCTTCGATGATCTTGAAGAACACGTCGGTTCTACGGTTCAGGTAGGCATCGGCAGAACCGGGATCTGCAACCATCTTCGTGTTGCCATTGCCGACCGTAATCAGACGGTTCGGATCAATGCCGCAAGCGATGAAATACTTGGCGACGGCCTTTGCACGTTCAGCAGACAGCGCCTGTCCAGAGTCGGAGTAGTTGCGGGCATTGATATTGCCCTCTACCTGGATAATCGCGCCATCCAGAGTATTGGCGATAGAGACGAAATCATCCATGATGGCGTACGCCTCTTCGGGGTTCTTGAACTGAGCGGTATCAGCCACAAACTCAACGGTCATGGATTTGGTCAGCAGCGCCTCATAATTGACGATTTTCTGCTTCTGCTCCTCAGTCAGCTCAACGGGCTTGCTGGTAGAGGCAGAGGCAGAAGAATACTTGCTTGCCAGAGGAAGCAGATACTGGTTATCAAAGAGCGTCATAGCCGCCTTGCGATTAACCGTCTCGCCCAAAGACTCCCAGATATCACACATATCGAAGTAGACAGAAGGGGCAGTGGAGTCCAGCACTTCCTTATTCTCGGCGTAGCCCATCATTTCGGCATCGCCGCACTGAGCCTTAATTTCCTCGTCGGAAACGCCGGCGAACATAGGCATGACAGAGCGGATGTAGTCAAACTCAGTGGTATACATTGCGTTGGCCTGGAAGACACCATCAATAAAGGCGGTTACAACGTCGGGGTGTGCCTGGGCAAAGTCGGAACGGAATACGATACCGTCCATAATCAGGCTCTTAGAGGCTGTAGTAGAGAACATGATGTGCGCATCGCTGTTTTCGGTTGCATAGGACAGGTAGGGCTGCCAAGTCGCTGCCACGTCCAGCTGGCTGGCGAAGAATGCCTCGCCCGTCTCAGACGCATCGTCAAAGAGGATCATGTTATCAATGATGGACTGCTTGTCAGCATCGGACAGGTCACTCTTATTAACAAACCATGCCACAAGCGTCTGGGCTTCGCTAAATCTGGGAACGCCGATCTTCTTGCCCAGCAGATCATTCACGGTATTGATACCGGACTTAGCAATAATGCCGTCGCCGCCAGCGGAGTAGTTGGTGAATACCGGCATTACCACATCCAATCCGGCCTCCTGGAACTTACCAGACAGGAACGCGGTACGGTTGGTGGTATAACCCGCAGCATTCAGCTCTCCGGTAATCAGAGCATTGCTGCTGGCAGTTGCGTCATTGATGATATTGATGTTGACCTTAATGCCCATCTGGTCGAAAATTGAACCGGGCTGCGTGGTCAAGCCCTGGTTGGCGTCGATAATAGGTTTCCAGCCTACCCACTCATCCAGAGACAGGTTAATCACGGGATCAGAGGTGTCCGTCTTGCCGGCGGAGGGCTTTGTTGTGGGCTTCTGGGACGTGCTGCCAGACTGAGTGCCCGAACTGATGGGCTTGTCGTCCGCGATGTTGTTCTTGTAGTAGTTGTAGCCGAAGCCGCCAATACCGGTGAGGAGCGCCAGCACGATGACGAAGATCACCACACGGCCAGCAGTAGTGAGTTTCATTCTTTTCATGGTAAGTTACTTCCTTTCCTCTTTCACTTTGGATTTAGGAGCGTCGAAGGTGACGCCAGACCGTGGAGCCTGAATAGCCGGTTTCCCGCTATACTTTGAGGCGAGAGACTGCAGGTAAGCATCCGACTGAGCTTTCGCTGCATTTTTCTCAGCCATTGACATTTTTGTGGTGGTACGGCTTGCGTGAACGACAATCGCACCATCAACCTCTTTGCGAAGATCTTCCGCGCCGTCCCGGACGCTACCCAAGAGCTTATCAGTGGCAGAGTCCCGACGCAGCTCGTCCAGATCGCCCAAGAGATCCTTCATGTTGCCACGAAGTTTCATTTCCTCGACAGTCATACGGCTCTGCTTTTTCAGCTCGCGGAGCTTCTTGTCGTACGCTTCATAAACGGTCTGAGCCTCTTTTACCATGGGTTCAAGCTCTCGCAGGTATCCCTCTTTCTGGGAGATTTCAAACAGGATTTCCTCACGCCTGGTTGAAAAGATGGCAGCATCGGCCATATTGCCAGATCTGACCAGAGACTCACACTTTGATTCAACGTCCTTCAGCTCTCCATACAGCTTGTTGAGGTTCTTCTGGACGGAGGATTGCTCACCCACAAACCGATTCAGGGTATCGCCGGCCTTGTTGTAGCGCTCCTGCACTTCCTCAATGGCTTGCTGGAAAACAGCCTTGGCACCCTCGGGTGTCTTGGCGATATCCTCCACGAAGATGTTGAGGAACCCTCCAACGAGGACTTTCAGCTTATCCCGGACGCCGGGGAAGATGATTAGGGCGAGCACAAATACAACCGCTACCGCTCCAATCACAATGCCCATTACTGTGCTCCTTCCTTACCGGCAACGCCGTTCGCAAACTCCAAGAGTTGACTGATAGCTTCTTTTTCCTTCTGGATGGCGGCGCTGGAATCAGAGGTCTTCTGTTTGGAGTCCTCAATTCTGGCTTCTGCCTGCTCAATCAGGGACTTCAGGTGTTCGATATCCGCCTCGGTCTCAGCGATCAGTGCGTCGTTTTCCGCCCTGATACTATCCTCGGCAGCGTCCAAGACGCGACCACGCTTCAGACCGTCCTCAATGAGATCATCCACATTGATCCCGTTGACGCTGAGAATACCGACGATGGACGCCTGTTTCTTGGCCTTAGTCATGTCCTGGGGCAGAATGTCGATATACGCCTTGATCTTGAAGATCGAGTTCTCGTCGTCGATATCGCCCTGCTGATAGATGGATGCGATCACATCATCATAGGACACCTGAGTAGCGTCAATTACCGGTGTCTCAGGCGCGTACATAGGCTCGGATACGGGTTGCATAGGGATTTCAGGCATACCTTCGTATTCGGTACGAACCAGCCCCATGCGTTCAAATAAACCTGCCATGGCTTGTTACAGCTCCTCTCGTTTCAAATTTGATTATTTTATCGCACATTTTGAACGCCTCGTCCTGGCTGTGCGTTACCATAATGATTGTGTTGCCTGTCTCAGCATGGACATCCAAAATCAAACGCTGCATTTTGCTACGGGTCTTGTCGTCCAAAGCGGATAACGGTTCGTCCATAAGCAGGTATCTCGGCTTGACATACAGTGTTCTTGCCAACGCAAGGCGCTGTTGCATACCACCTGAGAGCTGAGACGGCCATTTATCTGCATACTGCTCTAACCCGACCGCTGCAAGCACCTTGATAGCGTCATCGCGGCTACGGAGTTTTTTGTCCCGTTGGGCAATCAGCACATTCTCTGTGCAGGAAAGCCAGCCGAAGTTGGAATAGCGCTGGTGCATCATGTACACAGGGTTCTTGTCGGCGTTCCGATAGGTAGTGCCATCAATGACAACCTCACCATGAACGGGGCGAAGAAGGCCGGCGATGGTTTTGAGGAGGGTCGTCTTACCGGTACCAGACTTCGCCAAAATACCGTAAATCAAACCGTCGTCAAATTTCTGGTCGATGTGCTCCAGAATTGCTTCGCCGTTGTACCCAATAGCCAGATCATTCAACTTGATCATCGCAGTACCTCCACTGGAATATCTTTCGGATCAGCAAGTTCCCCAGCTTGTCAAAAACGAAGCTGAACAACATGATTACGATGATTGCCCCGAACACCACGGCGGTACGGCCTCTGGCGGAACTTACATTGATGATGAAACCCAAGCCATACTTAGCGTTGGTTGCCTCTACCACGGCGCAGTATGTCCAGCCAATGCCATACATCATAAGGAACGTACTGAATATTGAAGGGAGCGATGCGGGGAGCAGGATTTCTTTGATTGTCTCCCAACTGGTCATTCCGATTGTCTTGCCCGTATCCATCAGATCTTGCGGTACGTCGTTAAAGCAAAGCAGAATCGACGGCAGCAAGTAGACAAACGTTGCAATAAATAGGAACGAAATTTTCATCTGCTCCCCAATCCCAAACCATAGGATCAGGAGCGGAGAAAATGCGGTTACGGGAACATACCGCAGGAAGGAAACAACCGGCATGATAGTTTCCTTGATAGGCTTCACGCCATAAATCAGAAGAGAGAGGGGAATTGCTACCAGCATAGAAAGAGCAGACGCACCAGTAATCCGCAGGAAAGAGTAGGCAAGTCCTTTTTGTAACTGGCCTGTCTCTGCCAACCCGACGATTGCTTCCCACACGGCAGCAGGAGCGGGGATAAACAGCGGTTGAGTGAAGCACGAGGCCACATACCAGACGGCAATAAAACAGGCCAATAAAACTGCTCCCCGTATGCAGTTTTTCGCACGCCGTTTGACTGAAGTTTTCATTTCACGACCTCTTCTCATGGATCATCTTCGCCCAGCGACTTCATCATAAAACATTCGTCGCAGAAACGATCCCCAGTTGGTTCGATTTCAACGAAGTCACCAGTAATCGGTTTTTCGCAGCCATCGCAAAGGATAGTGCGGGTATAAGCTCCGCCACAGTAAGGACAACCGCTGAAATCCTCATAGGGCGGAGAGTCTAACCCATGGCGTTCTTCCCATCGCTTCGGCTCGTCAAAGGTTTTGCCGCAGTCCAGACAGGTATATTCGCCATACATCAGCGCTTCACCTTCCAGACTGCTGTATTGCACCCAGACTTGCCAGGACGCCTACCAACGATCACAACCTTGCCCTCGGCTTTCATCTCTGTCAGACGAGGCCGTGTGAAGTTCGGACTGTTGGTGGGGATTTTGCCCTCAGAGACCAGCTTCTCGCCAATCTCATCAGCAGTCATACCGCCAGGATCACCGCTGGTCAGAACATCCAGAATCATAGCCTTACGATTGGGACGCTTCGGCTCGATCTGGTCATATGCTTCACGGCGGTTTCTCAACGCAATGCTCATAGTCATCACCCCTTTCAGCTTTGATGGGATTACGCCACCACCGACTCACGCCATTCCTTCATGCTGTGGCAAACTTCACTTCTGGCGTATTCCGGCAGATTTGCCGCAGTAATAAGGCCGGCGAGATCGGGACATACAGCATTTCCACACTTCTCCATCTGCTCGGTCGTGGTCATCTTCTGGCCGTTGAAATCAACATCGAACACATAGTCAGGGGCAAACCCCATAGCCCGATATGCTTCTTTGGCTTTCAGCATTCGCAGGCCAATGTCGATGATGTAGTACCATTCCCCGTTGATGTTTTTCAGCAGCACTTCGTTGTCTGCGAGAGAGTATCCTGCCCAGCGGTTCAGCATCTCTCTGATCTGCGGCCAGTTCCCGACATTGGAGCCAGGAGAATACTTGACTACGCGAGTCTGAATGACTGCGAACTCTCCCGCAGAAGCAGTGATTGTCTGAAAAGGATCGGATGGGTGCTGGCCGATGTTGTCACCTTTGAACTTACAAACGTGAGCCAAAACCAAACCCTCACGATCGCGGGCTGTCACGGTATGCAGAGGTTCATGAATGTCCTGGCCGTGGTCATCATTGCCGTAATACTTGGTAAGGATAGGGCACACAACGCCGTAGCGGTTGGAGGCATCCAGCGTCATGATCGGCTCGTCTACGCCCTGACCGCGAACCTTCTCAGACTGCTCTGTATGGTACTGAGCCAGATATGGCGTAACAACCATCTGCCCGCCGCCTCCACCGGTGCGAACGGTATTCAGCGGATCGTTGGCGGCAGCACCAGTCGCGTTGGAGGTGTTGGTGCAGGTGTACGGAGCGATAACCGGCTCGACGATACCATATCCGTGTTTTGCAGTAATCGTCGGCATCGGGTCTTGCAGGCTCTGACCACGGAAACCATCTCCGCTGTGGTTCACCTGCACGATGTACGGTTCTGTTGATTTCAGGACGAATTTATCCAACCCTCGGGTAATCCGCCTCAACGTATTCTCCCGTAGCGGGCGGACTGCCCGGACGCCGTACTGCTCCTTGATTTCTTCTTTGGTAGCAAAAATGCTTGGAGCAGGAATGCTAAAATCCAAAATGTCAGCGGCGGGTGCCCAGGGTTCCAGCTCTCCGTTCAACACCGTAGCAGAGTCCCGCTTACCATGGGTTTGCTTCGGCCATACGATCGGCTTGCCGTCACAACGGAAGATACCGAAAAACCGTGTACGTGTGGTGTGAACGCCAAAGTCAGCCGCACACAACTCATTCCATTCCATGTCGTATCCCAGGCCGGCAATCAGCGGCTTGGCTTCTTCGCCCTTGGGATCAATATGTAGGAACTCGCAGCACTCCAGAAGTGCGGGGTGATCGGGTTCAATGCCAGTAGTCAGGATCTTCACAAATCCTTCAAACGTCTCACCGGCTCGGTCAGGGTCAGGATACTTCTTGCCGTTGCGTTCGATCAGCGGCCCCCAAGTTCTGATCTCAGGTACATTCTCCATGACCATGACACGCGGTCTGACACTCAGCGCCCATTTGACCAGCACCCATGACAGGCCACGAATCTCTTTCTTGACTGGGGTACCGCCTCTGGCACGGGAAAAATGCGTGCAGTCCGGCGAAAACCAGGCAAAACCCATGGGATATCCGTCGCAGAAGCTCTTAGGATCGACCGCAAATACGTCCTCCTTATAGTGCTCCGTAAACGGATGGTTGGTCTGGTGCATACGAATTGCAGCCAGATCATGATTTACAGCACCGACCACAGGAATGTTTGTGTATCTCACAATTCCATCGGTGCTCCCGCTGCCTCCACAAAAGAAAACGCCGGCGACCTCTTTGGTCTTGATCTTTGCTCTGTAAATGGCACCTCAGTCCTTTCGTTGGTTTACTTTGTTGCTAAATGGAAGGTTGAGGGATTTACAATCTCCCTCGAACTGCTTTCATTCTATCATGCTGTCTCCATAAAGTCAATAATTTTCTTTGTTGCAAAGTCAATTTTTATCAGTCGAGAATAGAGGATTATAAGTTCTCTTACCGACTGATTTATAGGTTTTTCAATTTTCGCTGAATGGTACTTATTTCTTTTGTGATTTTGGGCAAATCACATTCCCCACACTCCAAAACACTATATAGTTGTGTCAGCTCATCGAGTAGTTCTTGTCGTAGCCGCTTCGCTTCTTTGCTCATATCGTGTTTGCATGGGGGTATCGGAAGCATTAGAAGCATTGGATTACCCTTTTCGTATTCATTTTTCGATCTTTATGCGGTTTTAGTAATCTCCTCAAAGACTATCTGTTTAGGTAGCATCCCTTTACATACATAGACACTGCTGAAAGGCGGGTTTAGAGACGGCTTTTGGTCGGCGTAGTTCTTAAAGTAAGATACACGCCGATTGAGATACATGATTTCAAAATCATGCTCACGGAACATCTCAAAACGTTTCTGGCTCTCGAAGAGTCCGACGACCCCTACTAACATAGCAAAGGGTATATTCAACTGGAACAGCCGCTCAAACACTTCACCTTTGAGGGAGTACGGAGGGTTACTGATGATGTAGTCACACCTCGGCGGATCAATAGCGAAAAAATCCTGACCGTTTGCAATATGTGTTGCGATTACGGTATAGCCACGTTGCCGAAAGAGTTTTACAAACAAACTATCCTCAGTGTCAAACGGGCACCAAATTGTCACGGGGGGGGTGGGAGATACTTGTACAACGGGGTAATCGCATACTCCGGTGTATAGAACTCGTCATTGCCGCTGCCGGCAACCTTATCCATTTTCATGATGCTACTTCTCTCTTAATCAGAAATCAGAGCAACATTTGAGCTATGGACTAAATACGTCACACCGTCGATCTTCACTTGGATCTGGTCTCCGTCTTCGTAATCCTTCCAGGACTGAACCTTGCCAGTTATAACTTCGCCATTGGGTAAGCTGATAATGGCTCGGTCAAAGCTAAACGTAGTATCGACCACTTGCTTGTTGCAGCCGGTAAGCGCAAAACACAAAACAAGAGCCGCTACCATCGCAATTACACGCTTTTTCATTTTGATAGCCTCTTTTCTAAAAATGCTTAAAATGAGCACTCGCACGGCAAATCATCGTCGTCCTTGATGAGCTTTCGTGCAGCGGCCCAAAATGTTTGAGGTTTGGCTTTTTCAGTGGGCGGTAACGCCTTTTCTTTGAGCTTGGCAAATTCCGCCTCAAAACCTGAAAGATAGCCTTGTTTGAGAATACTGTACCCGATTGTATCTTCGGCCAGCTTCGCCTTTTCCCATATTTCAGGATAGAGGCAATAAACAACAAACCAATGTTGTTTGCCGGCTTTCAAACACCCGGTACAATTCGCATGATTGAAAATGCTGTAGGTCTTCGGACGCTCGATCCCAACCTCCTCGATGTCATGGATAGTACGTGCTTCCCATGTCAAAGGGTACTCTGTTTGGTACCCCATTGCGGCCATAATGCCAACTCTGCGCCGGATACGGTGCTGTTCATTGGCGTCAAAGCCATAGACTAATGAGATGTCATCCCTCACTTCGGGAGGATTTGCGGGATAGTGCTCGGACAGCCATTTATGAAAAGGCTCAGTCTTCAGTCTGTTGGTGCAAAAGGCGGTGGACTGAGCGCCAGCCTTAAACGCCTTGATTTCCATACATACGTCGAACTGATCCTTAACATCCCATCCGGGCATATTGGCGTAAGTAATAGGAACGCCCAGATAATCCGAAACCTCTTTTTTGAAACGCTTGATATCCGCGTCTTCGGTTCGAGGACACAAATCATGATTGAGCAAGATCGTGTCCTCTGCTCCGAACTTTCTAACTACTTCCACGGCGGCAATCGCAGAGGAATGACCGCCAGAAAAACAAACGATGTGCTTCATACCGACCACAACCATCTCGGCTGAGGTCAACCGCCTAATCCTCCCCTGCTACCGGCCAGATGGCTTTCACGCTGTAACAGACGGCTTTACTCTACACTTATCAATCTTGTAGAAACCCGGTTTACCGGGATTGGTATTAGCTCCTTTCAGATTTGTTATTGTTAGTTTGAGAACTCTTGAAATATTTGCCGATCGTAGCGAGGGTGGCGCAGGCCAGCGGAATGAAATCCGGGGTGAAGCGCGTTGTGTTGAACATCAGGTTCATACCATTTGTGATGGCATCTCCAACACACAGCTTCAGAATCCAGCCGCCAAACCACGCCAAGCCGAATGTGATAACAGGGCTAAACACGAGCGCCCCGATTATACCGACCACCGCAGTAAAACAGCCGAGATATTCCAGCTTGTCTTTCATGCTATTCCTCCTTTCCTCTGTAATTACAGACCCAAAATCGTATCTGCTAACCGAGAGTGCTATTCTATTGGCACACCAATGTACTCAAGGACTTGCCGCATACCCAAACCATGCTCTTCCCACGGCCTCATGCAGTAATCCCAGAGCTTTGGGTGCGTGATTTTTAGACGCTGGAAACGGTTTGGAGCTTTTTCAAGGTGAGCGCCAAAGGCACAAAAGACACAGCCAGTACGCTTTTCACCTGTCGTCGTCCACCCCCCCCATCAGTTCTGACGATCTCGCCATAAACTGAAGCATAGGGGACTTGGTAGGTATAGAGGTATTCCAGTACATCTTCCTCAGTCCAAAAAGACATGGGTTGGGAGCTGGGCTTCTTACCGGAAAAAGCATTACATCCCATACGCAACCATGTGGCACGCCGAGATCTGCTCTCGTTTGCCATAGTCGCAATAATAGGTACTCGACCAGTTTCCTTGGAGTATTTCTTCATAGGCTGCTTCTTCATGACTGTACAGCACCGGGAAGAAACCTTGAATGGGGCATCCAACAGATAACACCATTTTTCGCAGTTGAACTCTGACGGCGTTCCGTTGCTCCGCATGATCTCTCCATGTAGCTCTTTCCATCTGAAAGAACCAGGCTTATGCCCATATTCCACAGTGTCAGCTACACGCTTCGAGACAACGGGGTATCCGTACACCTCAATGACTTTACGGAAGTTCATCTCAGGCCGGACAATCGTAACGTTTTCACAGCTCTTAACAAATTCTCTGACTTCCGGGAACTCAAGCCCGGTATCAGAGAAAACAGCAGGCACATCGGGGTAGATCCGCCGCACAATATCGAGTAGTACGGTAGAATCCTTACCGCCGCTAAATGCCACATAGACCTTTCCATCATAGTGCTGATACCACTCGATGATACGAGCGGTAGTGATCTGGATTTTGCGTTGGAGAGGCAGGCGCTGCATCTCTTCCAACTCTTCTCTGCTATGCAAAGCACCCACCTCCCCGGTTCCAATGATTGTCATCATCGCCACCCGATCCTACCGTATAAATCAGCACCAGAGCCAAAATCAGTAGGATGATACCGTCCATTGGTTACTCTGTGGCCTCCGGCAGGGCAGGGACGCTGGCATAGCTGGCTCGTGCCAGCCACTCGTTGATGACCTTGTTGAAAGTATTGTCGTTGCCCATGTACTTCTTCAGCATGGCGGCAGTCAGGCCCGCTTCGGCACTGAATGTATCACCAGGCTGACACTTCACAACCGTCTTATCACCGTCATCCCAGAACACGATGGTAGCCGGGTTATGGAAAATCACATTGACGGGCATTGGCAGACGGCGAGACGCAGGCTGACTGGCTTGGAGCTTCATTGCCGCATTCCAACCGTTGGAGAAAGGATCTCCGTTGGGAATAAGATGGGCAACAAATCCGCCGTCCGGCATACGCAGGCCGCTTAGAAGCTCATCAACGAACCGTTCAGCATCGAGAGTTACCGGGGGGGGTGCCATAACAGAGATACGGGGAGCGATGTAGGGAGTGTGGATCAAATCGGGACTCATAATTATTTTCCTCCTATTCAGTGTGCATTGCGGTCACAGGTATTCAACACCATGACCTGGTTCCAGATATCATTACCAAGCAGACGCTTGATTTTGCTAACCGTCTTACTCGGATTATCTGACTTTTCAACCGCATACGGCCACATATGCCAGCGGATCAGCAGCGCCACAGTAAGGCGCTGGTTAGGACTGAGATCGCCGGTATAGCAGAAGCTGTCATAAGCTCCTACACGCTCATGATGATAGAAGTGGGCGATCTCAGTGGGGTTGCCTTTGATGTCATGAAATACTTTGGTCTTCTCTTTGCCAATATCGTGCAACAGCGTGGCGCGGAGCAGAGTAGCATCTGCACTTTTATAGTGGCTGATCAGATACTGCCATGCCGTCATAGAGTGCTGACCAACCGTGTACTCGTGGTGCGGATTATCATGTTCCAGCTTGGAAAGACGAAGCATGAGAGTGTCGATCTGGTCGTGGTGGTCTTCGTCACCCACGATCCTGATTTCATCCCAACCTTCCGCCATCATGGGGATATCGAATTTGAAGTACATCCTTTGGATTACAGACTCCGGGACAGAACGTTCCCGATTATTGTTGCGCTCCAAACACACCTCATAGGGTGTCGCCATGAAAAGACATACTGTACGCAAATCATGTTTGTGGAGTGCTCGGACACGATCAAGGAACCCGATACGGCGCTTGTAGTTGATATTGGTAGCGTCGTACACCACATCCTTGCCATCCGCCAGATCCTGCAAAACCCTTTTGTGAAGGGCCTGGAAAACCAAGTCTTGTTGGGTTTGGTCGCTCTCGTTACCAAGAACTTCGGCCCGGATCGCATCGCTGGAATGCACAACAGCATCAGAAATGTTTGCAGCAGTGAATGACTTCCCGCTACCGGGGAGACCAACCATCATGTAAAACCTCTGCAATTCATTCATCTCCCTTCTTTGGGTAAATACCGTATTGATTTCTGGTATACCGCCTGTTCTGCGCCTGTTCTTTCCTGGTCGCCCAACGACAATTCTCTGGAGAATACTCTTTATTGACATCCTTACGGTCTATTGTTAAATCGTCTTGATAGCCATTACTGAGTGCCCACTCTTTGAAGTGTAAATATCCATCTCTGCCAGACCATTCTTCACAAACAAAGATTCCACGTCCTCCATAATCTTTGTACTGTGTATAGTTAGGATTGTTGCAACGTTGCTTCATGCACTTAAAAATGTTGTAAAGACGTTTATAAGAATCTCCATGAGTCACAGGATTTGTATGAATTTGACAACCACAGCTTTTTGAACGCCCAGCGATAAGCGACTGGCGACAAATCACTTTTTCATTCCCACAACGTTTACACTTACATAACCAATAGGCTCTGTGGTTATGTAAGTGAGAAAAGGCAATCACTTCTAAATCACCAAACCGCATCCCTATAAGACTCTGTGTATCAATCATTTTTCATAGGCTCCTTTTTGATACAATCCCGGATCAGTCTCCAGTATAGGCTTGAGCCGAATCGCTCCATATCTGCCCAGCGCATAAGATGTTCTGACGAGCCGTACCGCTCTGTCACATCATAGAAAAGTCTCTTGAGTATTCTTGAAGTTATCAATAAAGTCAAGAATAACTTCCTTATCCGTTCTGTTCTCCAACATCTTGCATCTCTTCCATATCAGGCGCGGCGGCGGTGTCTTTGATCAGCCCCTCCAGCGCCTTGAACGCAAAGTTTTTATGCTTATAGGCGGCGAACTTAGGACGGTTGACAATGCGGCACACGACACCTTCCCGAACATGGGTATGACCGACAGGATCGGGGCCGTCATAATACTGCTCGGCTTTGGTTTTAATCCATTCGCCAGCATTAGTCAGTTCGCAAGAAGTTCCTGTGAAGATTTCCTCTTCGGGAATAAGCCCCCTATACATCAGAGGAACATATTTGACGCCCATCTGTTCGCAACGATAGCGCATAAAGTCGGGCGGATACTCCACCACATCGCCGTCTTCGTTGGTCATCGTCATGCGGTAAACGAAAAGATCGGACTTGGGATGTTCCTTGCCATCGGGAGCGCAGCCATAGCTGAATGTGGTGGTTTTACCGTACTGTTTGGTAAATTCCTTGTCGTTCAGCTTAGAGTTATTTCCGGGATTCATGATGGGCGTACCGTCATCAGTGAATCCAACGACCTCATAGTAGACTGTCTCTCCCTTGTGGAGCTTTCCTTCAAAGACCTTGGCGTGTTTCTCTCGGAAAGCGTTATTACCGTAGTAGCCTCCCTCATCGAAGGTGTCCAGAACCACGCGGCGGGTTCCAGTAACGTAGCCCCAGTCATAGATGGGTGTCCGCTTGATCTTGGAACGAATCACATTCGGGGTCTTACGACTCTCATAGAGCCGTTTTTCCATACCGTTCCGATATTTGTAGCCCTGCAACACAGGCAGATAGCCAGTACGCTGAGAAGTTCCGTGCATTTTCAGGGTAACTTCTACCAGATCCCCAGCATGGAATGCGGAGAGGTTGTAGGCCAACTGCTCCGTGTCAGCGTGTTCTTGGAAGAGCGGGGAGATAGGATCAGAACGCTTACGAACATGATTGCCACCCCCCCCACTACCGGAGGAACGTTTGACGGCGGGTACGTACTTCTCGCAGATAGTGATGCCGTTCAACACAGAGATCGTGTCGCCCTCTTGGAGCTTCTTGATATCGGTAAAAGAAGCCAAACAGGAGAGAGGGAGGAACAGACCGTCGCTCTTCTCGCCCCGGAGCTTGAGAGCCTTAATATTCCGCTTCTCCGGGTCAAGGTATCCGCCAGCCGGAGCGCCGTTCTCATCCTTGCGCCGCAGCAGGTCATTCTTCTGTGCAAACTCCAAACCGAGTTTGCCATCGGTAGGGAAGTACACGCCCAGCTGATCAGGGTCGGTGCCGAGATCCACAATCACCGTATTACCGAAGCATTCGCCACAGAGCAGCCGGTCGGCATTGGTATGCTTCCTCAGATTGTGAATCCTGGTAACATAGGCACAGTACATTATATTCACTCCTTGTTGATTAACTTTGTTGCTATTAAGAATACATAGACTTTAGCTTGTGAGACATTTCGATAATAGCTGTCGCCGCTTCGTGTATCTCATCAAGAGTAGTATCAAACCCCATTGATATACGAACAGTACAGGCAGCATCTTCATCGGATATTCCAATGCCACGCAAGACGTGGGAGGACTTGGCACTGGCAGCGCTACACGCAGAACCGGCAGAAAGATAGATGTTTTTCTGATCCAGCAAGAGAAGCAAGGACTCACTATTAACGCCAGGGATAGTCAGACTGATAATATTGGAAGTATAGTTTTCCGTATCGCCATTAACATAGAACTCCCCAGACATATCCCGTGACAAATCAGTTAAGAACGTACTTCTTAGAAAGCCCCATCTGAACTTCCAATTTTGGAGACGCTCAGTAACGATTTCTGCAGCCTTGCCAATTCCTACGATCCCAGGCACATTTTCGGTACCACCACGCATTCCGCTTTCCTGACCTCCACCGATAATCCACGGGGATTTGCGGATAGCATTGCTGATGTAGAGCACACCAATACCCAGAGGAGCGCCGAACTTGTGACCGGACATGGAGCAGAAGTCAATTCCGCAGTCCTTCACGTTCATATTTACATGGCCTGCCGCCTGTACAGCATCGGCATGGAATACGACGTGATACTTTTTACAAAGGGTTCCGATTTCTTTCATAGGATTGACAGTACCCAGCTCATTATTTACCCACATGATAGAAACGGCTGTTGAACGATTTGCGATAGTTTCTGACAATGCACGCTCCAAATCGTTTAAGTCTACACTGCCATCCTTATAAACCTTGATATATTGAGAAGCAAGATAAGGGTGACGCATAGCCCCATAAATCAAAGGTTCCAGGATCGAATCATGTTCCAAATTGTTTGTTAGAATTAAATCCCCACCAAAGCATCTGATCCACGCATTGTTCGACTCTGTGCCACCAGAGGTAAAGAACACCTCTGAGGGATCGGCACCAATCATTTTGGCTACCTGGCGGCGGGCATTTTCAACAGCTTCACGAGCTTTGACCCCTTGGGTATGAATACTTCCGGGGTTGCCGACATGATCGGGCCGGAGCCAAGGGAGCATAGCTTCCAGAACCTCCGGGAAAACCGGAGCATTGGCAGCATTGTCGAGATATACCACGTATTTCACTCCTTTGATAAAGGAGGCTCAGAGCGTAGACAGCTACTTGCTACTCTATCGTTCTGAGCCTCCTTAATGGTTTACTTTGTTGCTTATGCGGAGATAATAGGACGAAGGGCATCTTCCACCGGCTGATACCGCTCCGTATTGATAGCCTCCAAGAGACAATCATAAGGATCGGTTTTACCGCTCATCACCATCTTGGCGATGTTGGGAGAGAAGCCGCTGACCAAGGCAACACCCAGATCATTTTCCTTCACGGGGATAGTCCCGGAGCGAGAATTGACGTTCCAGAATACCAGCCGGGGGATCTGGTACCCGGCGTCTGCATACCGCTGAGCGATCACCTCAAACAGACGGGGAGTAGGGGCGCTTGCTCTTCTGTATCCCCATCTATCATTGCAGCCAGTATTGGTAACTGCGCAGCCATCAAACTCCATGTCGGAAATGATGAGGATATTTGCGGGAAGGTCGCTCTGCTCCATATGCTGGTTGATCGCCGTGGTAAGGATCAGGTCGAACACCGCCTCGATGTTAGTATTGGCAACCTCGTTATGGGATGCCGCAATCCGCAGCTTCTCACGAAGGTTCTTGCCCCTACTCAAATCGACCAGCTGAGGCCGCTCAGAGAAGGTGATGTACTGATTCTTAAACTGCCCGGAGGAACGCTCGGCGAAATAGATTGCCAGAGAGTTTGCAACCTCCAACGCAGACACGCCGGTATTGCCAACCGTCACCCGCATACTGCCAGAGCCATCAGCTACCACAATGGTGTTACCACATCCCTGAACCGTGTCGGGAAGGTTCTTCCACAACGCTTCAAGGTTGGTGTCGGTGCTGCTGGCACGACCGTACTGATGCACGATATCATGCGGGAACAGAACGGAGGCGTTGATCTTGGCCTCGCCTCTTTCTACGGCACCCAGGAACGCACGCCGGCGATCCTCGTCGTGACGAAGGAAAGCGCTGTTGTACCGGAGATTGGCACGAGAGGGGACACGCTGATAGTCGATCTCGGCCCACTTCTGATCGGACATCTGCAGCTCAACCACAACCAGATAGCGAGAAAGGTTAGCCAGCATATGCTGGTAGTCACGCTCGGTCATGTTCAGAGCCTGCCGCAGAATACGGGCGTAGCGGCGGGTCTGCTGAGAGGAAGCCTTACAGCGAGGCATCCACTTCGCCAGAATGGAGATCGGCTTGTTAGCAGAGCAGTTGTAGACATCATCGAAAATCTGCTTCTTGACCAACTCGGTCACGGTGTCACGAACAGGAGTGTCCAGCAGACACCACAGATCATCCCAGCGTCCATACTCGGGAGCCAGGGGAACCACCGGTGCGACATACTCGGGGAAATCCTTCGCCAGAGGCACCATGCAGGCACGGAACAGCCGGCGCTCGCCCAGGCCACCACGGACATCACGAGCATAAAAGAGCCATTTCATTGCCATCAGCTTGTCCTCGAAGAACGCCTTGGTGAAGCGCTGAGAGATGTCGTGCTCGCTGGCACTACGGAGAGATGCCACAGCGAAATTGAGATCCAGCAATGAGCGGTTTGTAGTCCTATATCCCACAGCACCATTTTCTGTGACTGAGATATTGGAAGTGCTATCTAACGTGTCTCTTAACTCATCAATAAACACAACCGTTTCCTCCTAACAATTTATGAATTTCCAAACATATCCATGCGATTGTGGATAATCCCCACGACAACATTTAGAGATTCCAGATATGCCGATACCAGTTTTTCGGCTCGCTTCTGATAGAGAAGGATATTCTGAAATTAACTCTCCATCCATGGTGTATTGTGCAACTCTCTTTGATGCAGTCGTCTGCTGGCCAGCCTTACCGTAGTTGACGTTATTAGCACCCCTATGACTATCTCCTATCCGCTTCTTTGCTTCATCAGATAGATGATTGCCATAATTCGGATTGTCGCTACCTGCAAAACGACCCCTCCTCGATTCACTTATCTTTCGCCTATGCTCATCAGATTTAGGTCGCCCTTTCAGTTTGAGCCTTAAACGATTGATAGCGTCTTCCGAAATGCGACTTCCACTCATACCCTCTCCACCATCGGTAAGATTATATAAGGGAATGTCTTTATCACGAAGGGATGATATAACAACTCTCTCAATTTCCTTAGCAGACTGTTCAGATAGGTTTTCCGCAACAACCATATGCACAAAATTATCCCAGCCATATTTTTGGATTGCCCTCCAAAAATAAATCGACTTTCTATATCCGTTCCCGTTCCTAAACCGGTCTGACAGTTTCTGGCTGGTGATACCGACATATACACTTCCATCAGATTTATTGATGTGAGCATATACGCACCATTTGTTGTTCATGGGATTGCCTCACTTTGAGAAATGGAGCGGCAGGTAGGACTCGAACCCACGAATGGCAGCTTGGCTTCCTTGAACATTGCTGTTAGCGGAACTACTCGTTTCGCATTGTAATAGGGCTGCTGTGTTGACCACTTCACCACTGCCGCATGAAGCTCGTCTTTCCGAGCCGTCACAACCCAGTTCAAGATATTTGGGTTGAATATCTGGCGTTTACCGTCAGCATAGACATAAACGATCCCAAAGCCCTATGCCTATCCGCCCATTAGCAGGGGCGGCTTCTGCTTGTGCCAGGGGTGGGACTCGAACCCACGACCACGGGATTAACAGTCCATAGAAAGTTGCTGTAAGCGTCTCAACAAGACACGCATTAGTACGCGCTCTATCCGACTGAGCTACCCTGGCGAGTGTTGCAAGGAGTGGGACTCGAACCCACGACAATCAGTTCCCTTTTTACATGGCTGTTAGCGCAACTGGGGGAGAGGGACGTTACGCATTTTTTATACTGGTGCTCTACCAACTGAGCTATCCTTGCATGGTGGGAGGCTTTTTCATTACGGAAACCTCCCAGAAACCGCTATATCCGTAAAATGGCTCTTTGCCACGTGTGCGGGACACATTCTCATTTCCACATCTACCGACAGGAACCAGACTATAAGGAACCACGCCGGGTCAATGCTGACATGCTCTGCCACGGCCATAAGCAACAGCGTAATGGAAATTTCCCAGTATTTTCTTCATCCGCGTTCTACCATTGTTCCAGCAATTTCAATGCCCACCGCCATAGCTCTGAAATCACATTCATCACCTTCAACTTCCAAGGTGTTGCCGTCAGCATTTTTCAGAACAGCGGTGTAAATTTCATTTTCTTCATCATAGCTGAACTGACAATCATTTTCAAAATAGCGGTCAATATCTTCTTGGTTGTCACATTCCAAGAAGGTGAAGTCCAACAGTTCGGCACCTTTGCAGTTTCCGCCGATTTTAAAGGAAACATGACCGATATAATCCCATTGCATGAAAGTTACCCGGATCACATGGACACCCTGAAAATTAGGGTCATAAAAATTGATCATTTGTATTCCCTCCCGGTCTTTTGGTCTTTGATTTCAATGCGGTTCAGATTGTGAAGGGTTTGGAAAACCAAGTCTTGTTGGGTTTGGCATCTCATTCACCAAGCAGGTAATGTTGATGGTTGCTGTTAGTGCCCCAATTCGATTCATCATCGCATTCATTACTATACTGTCATCCGAAGATGACTTAGGGCTTGTCTCGTGTTCTATTCTTGGTTTCCTCCACATATCCGGCGCTGGACGCCACTGCCGCTGATCACTTTGAATCACAGAACGATAGTCAGGAACTTCTTCATGACACACACGACCCTTCTTATAGATTGATGACGGTTTTTTTGGGAGCTACGGAGTCGAACCGTAAGCAAAAGTTTTGCAGACTTTCAAGGTAAAATTGCTGTGCGTGTCCACCGTTGATTACACGTTATGAGCTGTCCCCGGACGCTCCCATGTCGCCCGTCTTTCCGGGCCGTCAGCGGTCTTTCCCGCCGTCAGAGAGAGGAGGTGATAAAGAGTTCGCCGCTATTGCGGCTTGGCGGAGGGGATGGGACTCGAACCCACACACCCTTGCGGATTACTAACAATTTAGCAAACTGTTTCCTTACCAGTTAGGATTACCCCTCCACGCTTTTCAACGAGACGCATTGAGTCAAAGTCAAAGTTTGATTGTTGTAAAATTGCTGTTAGCGCCTCATACTCCGGTTGTGCAACCGGATGAATTACTCACTCACGCTCTCTGTGGGACTGGTATCCAGGAGCTTTGCGAAGTTGGCGATGATAGCGGTATTGTTCTTCCGCTGCTGGGACATGGCCGCGCGTGTCGCGGCCAGTTCCTTGGAATAGGCGTCGATCTCAGCCAGGTCGTTGTCGATCTGCTGGTTGATACCCTCCAGCTCATTCATCGTTCTGGTAACGATGTCTACCGCCTCGCTTGCCTGACGAGCCAGACGAGCAACCTCAGTCTGCTTTTCCTGCAGGAGATCGCGGGTGACAGGTACGGGGACGGCGTTTTTACGGGATCTCATTGCTTTCACTCCTCTTACAGAATAATTTTCTTTGTTGCTATCCAAGAACTAAATGGCCGAAGCCATTTAGTAGAATAGTTGCTTGTAGAGCTTGTAGTCTCTGATCCGAGCCGTGCGCTTGACTTTGCTGGACAGATCCTCGCAGAGCACCTTAGACGCGAACTCCGGGTCTTCCAGATTGAACTGGGTACTCTCGCATTCCAGCAGGTGAGCACGGTAGAATATACCGGACTGATGGATTACATTGTACCGTAGCGAGTAGGCACCGTCCATCAGGGTATTCAGACGATTTACCAGACCCTGCATCTTAGAGACGTTGATCTTGCTGTTCCGCTCTGTCCGAATCAGGTTGTCTGAATAGACATAGGCACGGAAAATTACGCCTCTGGCCTGCTGGTAGTATCCCTCTGCATCCCTCAGACGCTTGAATACCTGCAAGATTTCAAACGGCATCTCGGTCTTCTCACCGTTTATCATCACGCCGTCATCAAGCACATCTTCCTTGGGGAAATTGATGATCTGCTCTTCGGTCAATCCAAACCAAGCCAGGTAAAGGATTACAGCGGGAAGATCGAACAGGGTTTCATCGTAGCACTCGGACACTTTGATGGAATCCTGGATTGCCTGGTGGAGCATACCCAAGTTCTTGTAGTATTGCACTCCACTGGTCTCATTGATTTTCAGGTCGTCCACAGTGACGGAGGCCAAAATGCTTTCCTGTTCTGCCGGCAGCACGCCATTAGCAATCAGGTATCGCACATAGCTCATCACATGGCTTTTGTAGTTGAAGAAAATGCTGGTATGACGAACCCTCATGGAGTTGAACATGGACACATACTGTTCCTTAGTAAAGCCATTGTCCAGCGATTGGCCTGTCTGCTCTTCATAGGCCAGAACCTTTTTCCAGGCGATATCAAAGTTTTTCTTGACGCCTACCTTAGCATAGCCGCCGTCCGGGTCTTCAAAGAATTTGTTACGGATCATATTCCCCTCTCCAATCCGTTCAAATCATTTTCTATGTTGCTATCTTACCATACATAGCTGAGATTGTCAATAGCAAACAAGAAAATTATTTGCGAAATTTTTCGGGGACATCCGCTTCACCTCACTCTGCCGCCGGCACGTCCATCATGTGCTTACACAGGAACTCACGATCCGTTACGGACAGGGAAGAGAGGATTGTCAGCAGCCGATCCGGGCCGGTCACGATCTTTCTCCATTCCGTATAATGAGCTTGCCACACGCCCAGCCAATACTGAGCAAGGCCGGTAGCGTCTTGGTTCTGCTTGAAAAACCCATCCAGCAAAGCGATAATCTCTTCACTGGACGCTTCGAGAGGACGCTTGATATCCTTGCCCTTCCCATGCGCAACCAGAACCAGGCGTGCGCCTTGAGCCAGCTGGACGTTGAGGTAGACATAGGCACCAGATGACGCTGACATCTGTACGGGGAGGGTACCAGTGTACGGGAGCTTAATGTCCGTCTCGCTGATACTCCGCATCCCCACGGCGCTGACATCCAAATCATATTTGCCGAAGTTTGCTGCCATACTGTTTACGATGTGCATTTTTACGCGCCTCCAAATAAGTATTAGGTTGACTAAACTGAAAACGTGTGATATGATGTACTTAACTTCACGAATATGTACGTGTCTGGTATTTACTATACCAGCTTACTTTCGTGCTGTCAAGTGTTTTTCACGAAAAAAATCGTGACATTCAAATTCTCTGTTTGGAGGTTGTGTTATGGACTCTGTCATTTTTACAAGGATTAAAGAATTGTGTGCTGAAAATAACATCACAATCAACAAACTGGAATCCGAACTTGGTATGAGCCAATATTCCATTGGAAGGTGGAAAAGCTCTACTTCTCCAACCATTGATAAAATCTCCAAGATCGCTGAGTATTTCCATGTCTCCATTGACTACCTGGTAGGCGCTTCTAATGTGCGCTCTACTGCTGATACCATGCTCGGCGACCCCGACTATATTACCCTCCAGCGGGCCAGAGAGCGCATGACTGAGCAGGATAGAAACCGCATGATGGGTATTCTGAAAATCGGATTTGACTACGCTTTTTCCGATGAGAATGATCCGCAACAGAAGAAGTCCGTTTTATTGGACACGGAATAAGTTATAATATGCACCCATGATGTCTCCGTGTAGCGAAAGGAGGGCGAAATAGTGAGGAGCGTTTTTGTACAGCGTAAGGTCTTGGAGCTTTACCAGAACATGGATTCTGTATCCTATCCTATCCAACCTGAACTGCTCTTGCAGTGCATCCCCAAAAGCTGTCGCATTTTGTCGTATCAGGAAATGGCCGAAGTCACTGGATGCACCGTCCAAGACGTTGCCGTTCTATGCAAAAGCAATTCTGGAGCAACACACTACGATCCAGATACAAACCGTTATCTTATTCTCTACAACGCTGAAATGAACGCTGGCCGTATCCGGTGGACTTTGGCGCATGAGATCGGCCATATCTATATAGGCCATCTGGAAGTCATAGAGGGAGCCGAAATCGCCTATAATGAGCAAAGGGGATTCTATGACCAGTTCGAGAGCGAGGCAGACTACTTCGCCTGGAATTTGCTTGCTCCGCTTCCTATCATGCGCGAAATGGGTATCCGTTCCGCTTCTGAGATCAAGGCAACATACGGGCTGTCCAATCAAGCGGCAGCACTTCAATTTGACCGATACACAAAATGGTGCAGAAGCCATGTCAAAACGGCATGGGAAAACGGAATGCTTCGTATATTCCGCAGTAAGTACATGGCCTAAATGAACCGCCCTCCGAAGAGGGCGGTTTTATTGTTAGCTAATCTTCTGCTCTCCCCAAGAGATTTTGAAGTTTCCGTCCTCGTCTGCCTCACGAGACATCAGCAGGCTCATCAGGTCATAATCCACGCCAAAGCGGTCGTACACCTCATCCAGATCTACGTCCTGCCCCTTCATGAAAAGGTTCAGCTTTTCCTTGGCGAGCACCATTTGCATCTGGTTGGACTCAATGCTTCCAGAATAAGTAACAAAGTAGATGTCTTTCCAGTCCGTAGAGGTAAAGCGAACAAACCGCATATAGAACTGGCTCATCCGCGCATTGTTGTAATGCAGTTCCGGGATGATAACTTTGTTGACGAACTCAAAGTTGACAGAGGAGGGGAGGCACTGCTGGGTACAAAGGAGAATGCCGTTCCCGCTTTCTTTCAGAGTGTTTTTCAGCTTCCGGCGTCCGGCCAGAGTGGTGGTAGAGCCGGTTACGACAAACAGCTTCCGATCCGGGAATCTTCTGCGGATTTCATTGGCGTATGCTTCCACCACGTTCTTATGGCGGACACCAATAACCACAATCTCATCCTTCCATTCGCCTACCATGTCACAGACCTTCCGAATTTTGACCGGCGTATTCGGGCTGTCGTATTCTTCCACAGTATTGGGTGCAGCAGAAATACGGAGCAGCAGAGTGATCTGCTGGATCAGCGCCATCATACTATCCTTGCGGCTGTTCCCGGTAAGAGCGAAGTACCGCTGGCGCATAGAGAAGAACTCTTCCATGGCCTTTTGATAGACTTCACGCTCTGCAGGAGCGAATGAAACTGGGGTTTGATGAAGTCTCCGTATCTCTTTTCCGGTGATCTCCGCGAAAGTCCGGGTGATGACCGAGTAAGAGAGGAGCTTGTTCAGAACATCCGCGTTGTAAATATCCTGAGTTTTCTTACCCACTCCAAAAACGGTGATCCGCTCAGGCAGATGGGATTCAGCGAACAGACTGTATCCAGCTTTATAAGCAGGGAAGGGCTGACCGTAGTAAGGATTACTTGAACAGTTCAGATATTCCTCGCCGTCATCCTTCTCATAGCAATACAGGTCTTCTGCCCAGGAGAGCATATTGTAAGAGTTGTTATAAAGCAGCTCAAGCTGAGGCGCACACTCAGAGATATTGTTCCGGGTGACAGTACCGGTCATTTCCAGCTTAAACCGCACTCTCCGAAAACAATCCAACACAGCTTTTGTGCGCTTGCTATCCGGGTTGGTCATCTCGTCGGACTCATCGAATACCAAGCACACGTTCTGGTTCCGCATTTTGATATGGCGCTTGATCTGCTTACGGTACTTAGTAAGCATATTCAGGGTGATGATAACGAACTCCCCATCCTGTACTTTGTCGAGGTCGGCGAGGCACTTTATCATCCGGTAGTTGGTCATGCCATAGTTTTTGAACACCAGATCCCAGTTGTTCTTGATGGAGATAGCAGTGGACACTACCCAAACGTTACGAGCGCCCTGACGCTCCATCCGATACCGGCCTGTGGAGATGCCGGCCAGCGTCTTGCCACCGCCCTGTTCCCACTGCAACAGATGATAGTGTTTCTGAAGAACAAGGTTCAGGTCGTGCTTCTGGGTGCCGTTAAGATGAATCCACTCTTCGTTCTCATTGTCGTAAACGGTGAAGTCATCCAGGAACTGAGCGATCCCGGCGTCCTGTTCCATCTCGGCAAAGGGTTTCGTCTCTCGCTCATAGTCGCGCTGCTTACGACGAATAAGGCGGGCATACTGCTCAAGACCTGCATCATCCGCTTGTCCAGAGGCAAGGGCATAGAAGGGGACGAGCTGCTTCATACCGTCGCTCATGCTGTTCCGCGCCTTTTTGCTGTACCCTTTGTAAATCAGGCCACCATCCTGCTTGACCAGCCGCACCACATCCTGGCTGGGCTTCTTATGCTGAGACTTGATAACACGACGAAGATAGGCCAGTACCTTAGCTTCCGTAATACGGATTTTCGCCCATTCCTCATACTTCATGTCCTTGGGCTGTTCCTGATGGCGGAACTTGTAGAGGTATTCCTGACACTTGGCATATTTATCTATCAGTTTGGGGTTGGACTTGATATGGAACATCAGCTTCCGCACTTCATACTCGAACGCATTATCGCTTCCGCCCATCGACGCCAGCTTAACGCGGGCGCTATTGCTCCGCATCCGCTCTCTGGCCGGGGCAACGATTTCCTTACGGACGATCTCAAGCAGTCCTGCCGTATTATTCATGTCGGTCAGATTGAACCAGTTGGCGCTGTTCAGAGCATAAGGTTCTCCCTTGTCGGTAGCGTCCAGCTTCTTCTGCCAAAAGAGTATCTTGGTAGCGTAGCTATCCACGCCAAGAGATTTGAACGCATCCTTCTGGATGGAGACCTGACCCAGGAAAGAGAAATCTTTTGCCAGTTCGGAAATTTTCGCGCCGTCCAAATATTCGTCAGCCAAGAAAGACGCCGGCACCACGATCGCCATAATACCCAGAGGCTTCAGCAGATTTGCCGCTTTCAAACAGTAGTACATCTGAGAGATGATCTCGCCATCCTCCGTCTCCCATTTCAGATTAAACGGAGGATTGCCCACCACATAGTCAAACCGCATATCCGGCTGATAGAAACGGATATCACGGTGTTCCAGATTAGCGGCGGGGTAAAGATAGTGCGCTACTTTGTGGGACTTGATATCCAACTCACAGCCGTAGAAGTTTGCCTCCAACGGCATGAAGTTACAGAAGTTGGCGATGCCAGAGGTGAGGTCTGCTACCGTTTCGTCCATAGCAGGGGACAGCGCCTCCATGATAAACTGGCAAAGAGCGGGAGGCGTAAAGAACTGACCGTTCTCGATCTCCTTCTTAGCCTCCGCATACTCATGATAGTTGGCAAAGTCGGAGCGTTTCAGGCCATGCAATCCACCGTCTCCGGTATAGGCATTATAGATATCCTCACGGGAGATCCCAGACTGTTCGGCCAAATCCTGATCCACCAAATAGAGGATCTTATCATTCAGCTCCTGTCGGGCTTCCTGGGGGATCGGTTCGTTAAGGTATTGATACTTCATTCTTTCACCTGCTCTATCTTTCCTTTTTTTTGGAGAGAGGCTTTTGTGCGGAGTCCTCTCAGAACCGCGCCCCTCACTTCTATTACAGAAAGAAAAGGGGACTTGCTAACCGGTCAGGCTCTTTTTCTTACCTGGTACCACTTTGTAACGCAGTCTCCAAAAAGCGGGCAGGCGCGAGAACAAGGATAGTTAACGATCTTCTTTTCATCCAAAAGACAGGGCATACTGTCTCTGGAGGTTCCAAGATCAATCTCACTTTGCCGGAGCAGTTCATCCGTAAACCCATTGACATACCCGTTATCATCTCTCACTTGGGCTAACTGGAATAGGGTGTAGATACGCTCCGAAAGATCAGGGTCATGTGTGGCATATTGCTGAAGAAGCTGGCGCAGCTCATATCCAGGCTTGTCCGCGCCTGCCATATAATCAAACAGCGCCTCTCTCAAAATCGTCTCCATCAGCTTTCCGGTGTAGTCTTCCTTCGGACAAGCGCACTCAGCGCTCATGTATGCAGCGATAGCCTCCAACGGCGGAGCATTTTCACCCGCGAGCTTGCAATGCCCCTTGCAGCACATGATGATATTACAGGTTCTCTGTTCCATAACCTGCCTCCTCTTCGCTCAGATAGTTTCTTGTAGCCCTCGCTACGCTCTCCAAAAAGCGGCCCCATTCCATGTTGCATTCACCTGCCGGCCATTGATGGAAGTCCCGAAGCATAGGCCAAACAGTGGCGGAAATTTCCACGTCGTTCAGGAGTTTTACCAATGGGACAAAATTGGTAATCCTCAGCCATGCGTGGCAAATATATAGTACCCATTCCTCCATGTTGGTGCGCGGATCAATCTTTCCGGTGAAGTGCGTTTCCGAAAAGTAGTCGTTATGCTTGATATATAAGTCGTCACCTTTCAGGAATAGCTGGCACTGACATATTCCCTCAAAAGGGACAGAAGCGAATTTCCTAACGCCTCTGATTTCTTCCGGCTTTGGGAGCTTGCCGCCAGCACAAAGCACTTGGTATTCCGACTTCGGGAAAAGAAACTGTTTACAAAACGCAGCCGGATTAGATAGGGTCTTAGTGATTGGAGCGACCAGTGCCCCGGATCTCCAGAATTGATACTGGCACAAGTCGTACCACATTCCGTCGCTGATATCTCTGGAAAGCATCGCCAAGCAGATACCCGCCGACGTATTAAATCTGAGAAGATAAACGGCAGAACCTTTGCGTTCCGCCGTTTTACAATCGTCGGCGGCAGCAAGCATCCGCTCAATATACTCCACATGAGATTGGTCGGTATGCTCCGTAATTGTGGCGTCCGGGTAGCTCTCTTGGGCTTTCTCTTGGGTGGGATAGTAGAGTAGCAAAGTGTGGCCGTCTGCGGTTTGCACCTTAAACCGTTTCAAAATGAACACCTCCAAAATTTTCGTCTCCCGTCTGTAATTAAGGCGGGAGACGACGGATGCTAACCTCATCTCTCAATAGTAGCGAGAAGATTTTGGATATGAGTCATTTCTTTGCCCCGTTCCACCGTTTCGCCCCGGAAGCAGTGACCGCAGTATTCCCAAATACCATTCGGCCATTCTCCGCCTATCTTACGGAAGGTGGCGTAGGTGTCCCGCCATTTGCCGGTCTTTTCATCCAGCTTGCTGGAGTACGGCTCGCCCATCTGGGAGCACCGGGCACTCATACAAACAGGCGGCAGACAATCCATTGCATTGTCCACTACAGCCTGAGTCACAAAATCACCGGGCTTTGCGGTGGCATAGTCGAAGTCATCCTCATCTATGACTTCCTTTCCGTCCCAAACCTGCTTGGGCTTGGGAGCGATGGTGAACACGTCCAGCAGATGAGCGCCAGGGATATTCCGCTTGACCTCCCACACCTCATCCATATCGCCAACCAAGTTGTACAGTTCCTTATGGCTATGGACGACATTCAGCCGTGACCCAGGCAGGTTATTGGCCTGCTCCGGGAGAGGCACGCCATTGACAGTAGCATGGTAACTGGCAGTGATGTAGGAGATCACCTTGAGGAAGTCCGCCAGGTTGCTCACACTGCTCATAGCCTCCATAAACTCATGCCAAGTATGGTCGCAGGTTCCAAGGCCGAAGCGTTCCATTTCAGCCTTGTCGCCGTTATATTCCTCGGAAACGATATAGCTGTTATTCAGATCGTTCCAGAAAATCACTTTCCGTCTGGTCATGTCAAACTCTCCCCACATCGAAAGTATAGTTGCTTGTAGCAAGTCCCCAGAATTTCGTATCCTCGCGTCTCTCACCCGAATATACCGCATTGATACGATAATTCTCGTTCCCTACCATAACGTCCATGCTTCTTCCTGTTTTGCAAACAGTTCTCAAAGCTCGTTCTGCGAGACATTTATAGATGCCCAAAGACAAGAGCTTTTCAAGTGCGTCTTCAAAACTCATAGTATCCTCCTCTGTTAAGGGCGGCACGGCAACAGTAATGCCGGCTCGTCCCAGTTGACTTCATCCAGTTCGTCGCGTCCGTACCGCTTACACACCAGCAAGCACGGATACGGAGTCCGCATTGTGTCGCTGCTCCCCATATAGATGTTACGATACGGCCCAACAGCCTCCAAAATATCCAGATAGCGATAGGCATCGAAGTAACTCGTTATAGAAGTGCCGTTCTCGTCCTTGGTGGTAACGGTAATCTTCGGGAAAAGAGGCTTCCCCAAATTCTTCATACCTCTCCACTCACGGATGATCTTTTTGCAATCATCCACAGTGGGCGGCGAAACAACCAACGAAGCGTTCGCGTCCTTGAGATAGTCCTGAACGTATTTATCATACGTTTCTGTCCGATCACCTACGGGGATTCCCTCGGGCTGTTCCGCAAACAGCACCACCATAGTTCCATCTGTTATGGCAAAATGCTTCTCGCTGGGATGAACACCAGCCAGAGCCTCCGACTGGATTTCGTCATATCGGGTCTGCTCCCGCCCTATAATCCGATTCAATGCCGCCAGTTGCTTTTTCGTCATTTTGATCTTCTCCATTCCTTACGCCACTTTTCTCCGCAGACAGATTTCCACAAATTCCTGGACATAGGCGACGCTGCGGAACTTGATGTCCACTCTGCCGTTCTTGAAGAGTTTGATACTCTTAACCTTCTCCATATTGTTAGTCTCGAAGAAATTCCGCTCAGTGTCATATCTGAAGAGTTCCGGGAACCACAGATTTCCTTCATCCATACGCCTACACTCATACCAAGCCAGGGCATTTAAGAGGGTTTTGAGGCTATCCGTAGACTCCCACGCATCATAGCTCCGCCAGCTATCATCTTTGCACCTGCACCAGTAGCCGGTCAATTTGAGCGTATCATTTTTGATCTCAAATTCCTCCGCGTTGTCCCGATATGTGCTATGGCAGCAATTCCATGTGCGGGACAGAAATTCGTTCATCGCTTTCTCCTGGAAAGAGAAGCCGCCCAGCTGAACGAAGATCTCATCCACGACCTGTTCATACCGGAGAGGGAGAGTGCGCAAGGACTGTTCAAACTTATCCTTTTCGACCTTATAGGTGTCCAACTCCTGCCGATAAGAGGCGATCTCATCTTCGCTCATGTTCCTGTATCCACCCCAAGGCAAATTCGGCTCCTTCGGGCCAGTGGGAATGAGATGTTCCTCAATCTCGCGCTCGTCCAGCTCAACACTGTACTTGCGGCTGAAATAATTGACGACAGTTGAAATGAATGTGCGGTTTCTCTTCTTCATGGTGTCATAAACACCGTCTACATTGCAATCATCGCCCACATAGCGGTCGATAAAGTCTTCGTCTGCGGTCAGGATTCCAGCCTGCTCTGCCTTGGCTGCGGCCATCGCCTCAGCAACCTTCTGGAGCGCCGGCCCAGCCTTATCAAAGGCTTCCTGCTGGCGGAGACAAAACGCCTTGTCATCCTCGGAAATTCTGTTGTCCGCCTTGATCTCGACGGCGGAGAACTTCTCCATCAAACTCATCTTTCTTCCTCACTTTCATTTTTGTTGTATCTACGAACAACGGTATCGGAGTATTTGTTGGCGTGCCTCACGGCCACGTGTTCCAAAATCAGCTTCACGGCCACAAGGACAAGCCCAAAGAGGATTTCCATATCAGCCACCTCACTTTATGGGGTGAGGCTTTTTATAGTGGAGCCTCCCAGACCACTACATTTTCAGAATGAAACTACTATTTGCTAACCTTTTCTCGGAAGTTTTTGTTGAACTGATCCTTGTAGGCAGCAACGCCGTTCCAGTCGTCATACACAACCTTCTCCGTCTGATCTCCCAGTTGGAAAACCAGGTTAGGTCTTGGCTCTCTACCATCCTCCGGTACCCGGCGCTCTCCGCACAAATACCACTTGGCAAAAAGCTGGTGGGCGTGTACCTCACGCAGATAATAACGCTGTGTCTCGACACCTCGGTAAACCTCTCGGCCTGTTCCGTCTTCGATGCCGACGAACATAACTTTGATGACTTTCTCAGGATTGCGTTCCAGATCGTTGTACCAGGAATTTTGAGAACACTTCATAAACCACTCGTCGCAGACCTCAGAGTGTTCCAGCTTTGCGTGCTGTTCGATATAGGCCAGCCCCAGCCGGTCGAACTCATCCTGTTTCATGAAGGACTCTGCCACGTGTCCGGCGTCATCCTGGCATATCAGCTTTACACGGTCTGCCAGACACGCCTCGGCGTTCATTCCAGCGGAACTGAACTTTTTGTAGTCCTGTGAGGTCGGGGTCGTGACGATGATCTTCATACTGTTACCTCCCAATTCCATTTCCCTTCCACCATCGGCTTGATAAATGTCTCGCCGATGTACTTGGCGGTATCGACACCCTCCTGCATTTCCTGCATGAAGCGCTCCATCTTATCGAGGGAAAGGGTGCCGTAAGATGTAGTGCTTACTCTGATGTCTACACAGCAGGCGTTCCCATCATCATCGAAGCATCCATGGGTATATAGATAGGGGAGATACGACCCCTCCTTTTCAACACGCTCATCATGGTTATCTCCATAATGAATCTCGACATGAAGACGCTGGCCGGTAGATTTTCGATCTCCACGAATAATCACCAGATAGCGCCCCACCTCATAAACCTGAACGTGTCCCTCGCCATCGCTGAGATCACGTTCAGTGCGAAGTCTGGCAGTAAACTTTTTGCTGCTCATAAGTACCTCCTGTCAAATCTCTACACGGTGAATGGTATAATGCCTCTGAGGGAAAGAGCGGCAAGAGCCATCACGGAGTACCAGCATCCAGACATTCGTGTAACGCCCGTTGATCTTGGAACACTGAGCGTCAATCTGGATAACACCCCCAACGGATGTGAAAGTCTCTCGCCGTAAATCATAAAAAACAACTCTCATCATAATATCTCTGTCTCCTTAATATCGCTTGACCCGCACTTTCAAACCGTACCTCTTGGCAAGCTCGATCATGTGCTTGGTGCCACGACTTTCACCGTTCCAGAATGCGGCCAGAGCGTCGGCGTTCTGTGCCATCTGCTCATTGCGTAGGTATCCAGCTCGCTTGCCGTATAATTTCCACTGGGCGGGGTAATAGTCAATGGCGTATCCCTTTTCCATGGCATACTGTTCACCCAGCGTATCAGCGCCCTTAGCCTGTCCACAAACAACGGCGATCTCATCCGTAATATTGCAAAGCAGTTTATCCATGGTCGCTTTCAAAAGCTGGTAGTCATCAAAGCCTCGCCCTCCGGCGATGATAACTCGAAACACATTGACCACCTCCTCACTACATTTACAGACCGTTAGTGTTTCTTGTTAACCAAAGCAATCAACTTTTCCAGCTGCTGTGCAACTGGGTCAGTGATCGTCACCAGTGCATAATCCCGTTTATAGTAAGGTTTACGGTGCTCTTTATCAGTGTACCAGCGGTATGTATGAATGTTGGATTCCGCGTACTCCCGTCGCGCCCAGGCTGTTATACGTTCCACCTCGGCAACAAACACTCCGCTGTATTGGCCGTTGCTCTTCCGATAAATTCGGAACATATATCCATATACGCCTTGGCCCGCACCAATCGAATTAGCTTGCTCATCCAAAGGAGCGGGACGTAACCGCCCCAGCTCCACCAGCTCACGAACATACTTGGGGATTTTCATGCCACATCCTCCTTCACAAAGTAGAACGGGATGCCGGCCTGGAAGGGATAAATCGTGAAGTCGTGGTCGCTCCACACTCGCATTGCATGACGGCAAGGCTTATCCTTGGGAAGAACAATCCGCTTCTTGCCGCCAAACATAATTTCGATATGGTCATCGGCGTATCGGTTCTCAACTTCCAGCAGCTTGAAGATATAGGACTTCGCGGTTTCCTTGACTTCCATGACATACCGATAGGTTTGGAAAACATTACCATCATGCTCGGATTTATAACGTCCAGGCTGTAACATAAACACACCTCACTTTTGTATAAATAGGGGAATACAGAGCATTCCATCTTGAATGTACGAACCGTCGTTAATGAACTCGAATTTGACAGCACGAACTCTGTTAACCTCAGTCATGACTTGTTTCCAAGTGAGGCTCCCACGATCAATGTAGATTTTCCAAAGAGCGCCGCCACCGACAAATTCATACTCTTTGAAAATTACATGAGGGAGACAGCACATTTTCAAACAGGTATCCAGCCGGTCAACATCTCTCTGGTTCTGATATTTAACGACCATCAGCCGTCGCTTTTGGCTTATGTGTTTCATATACTCACCTACACACTGTATTTACAAACCGTTCTGTAATTTTGCTAACTATAAACCCAGGAAATTCAGAACATCCAAGCGGCAACAGAACACACTGTTGCCGCTTGGATGTTCTACTTGCTCTAATCAATATCTGTCTGCTTCCGCTTTCGTACAGAAGAAGTGGAATCCAGTGGAACACTCTTCGTCACTCAAATCGAAATCGTCAATAACGATTTCGTCACCGACATAGTATGCAGTCGTTTTGTCAAAGACAGAAATACCGACCTTCTCCCCACAAAAATCACCAATAATTTCTTTGATGATAGCCTTGCTTGCACGGCACTTATGCCCATATTTACCTCGAACTTGAGCATCTTTTGGAATCTCTGCCACGACAATCACACTTGCTACACACTTCTTATAAACAAAATCTGGCGGCTCGATTGTACGGATAACAGGCACAGGAATGCTTCTTTCTTCATACAGCTTCATAGCCGCACTCCGCACATCACAGTCGGAATCTTTCAGCCACCGCTCGATCACTTCCAGCGGTACATCCTTGCCAGCGCAGGC